TTCCACGCACAATGGTTATTGACCCACAAGGTGCTAATGATGAGACAAAACTTTATCTCATTGTCTGGACTTCACACGACGGCTCTGTTGCTGTTCAGGCTGCCGTTACTCCTGTTCGTGTTGTATGCCAAAACACTTTGAATCTTGCTATGCGTAACGCTAAGCAATCATTCAAGATTCGTCATACACAATCTGTTGAAGGTCGAATTCAAGTTGCTCGTGAGACTCTTGGACTTGCCCTTGGATACTTTGATGAATTCGAGAAGGAAGCGCAAGCGCTTTATTCTCAGTCAATTACTGACGCAGAATTTTCAAAGTTGATTACAACACTTTACCCAAAGCCTGAAAAGGATTCTAAGGGTGCGCTAAAGAAGTGGGAGAATAAGGTTGTGCTACTTGATGACCTTTATCATAACTCACCAACTAACGCTACAATCAAGGGCACAAAGTGGGGTGCGTTTAACGCTATCACTGAGCGCTTAGATTATTATCGTTCAGGTCGTGGCAATTCTGAATCACTAATGGCTGGTGCTTCAGGCTTTGACCCAATTCTTACCGCAGAGAAAAATAAAATTCTCAAGTTGGTAAAAGCGTTTTAATTAACGCAAAACCTGAGCAAGTTTTAAAACTGCTCACCATTAGGTCCATTAGCTCAGTTGGTTAGAGCGCTACCCTGTCACGGTAGAGGTCGACGGTTCAAGTCCGTTATGGATCGCATCTTGATATGTGAGACGCCCGCAATACTGAAGGCCAGCTTTTTGTGTTACGGATCACAAATTAAATCCCCTGAAACCCTTGTAAATGTCAGTGGCCAGGTGTACAATACTCGCATGACAACTTACAATAAGTACACATGGGTATGCACGGGAGACTGTGATGCTTTAATTGAATATACATATAAAGATGGATTTGGATGGCCAAACGGTGTGACGCAACTCACATGCCCATGCAACTCTACATGCACATTATTGTCAGTGGAAGATGTTACAATACCGTATACAGATACACCAATTAATGAAACGAAAGGGAATCAAATGGAACAAACAACAACACCTGCAGTTCCTGATACATATAATCCAAATCTATTAGTAACTTATAAAGTTATTCGTGGATATTCAGATGCAGAGTATCAGACAGATAAGGTTACATCAATTGAATGGGACCTACACAATGCACGTCAGGCACAGAAGACTAATGCCGTGCTCCAAGGCAAGATTGATGCCGTCAAGGAAATTATCTGCGAAGCATATGCAGATTCACAAGACCAAGACACATTGCGTGAAATTGCTGAAGCGCTATCAATTGAATTAATTAAGGAAGTTGAGTGGACCGCATCTATCGAAGTTAGCGGAACATATTCATATAACATTCTTGAGAATGAGTATGACTTAGACCTTGAATCAGAAATTACAGATGCTATCTTTGCTGAATCAAACAATGGTAACATCGAAATTGGTGACCAAGAAGTTTGTAATGTGAGGGAAGCATAATGTATTTTGAGTTGACTGCTCCTGATAGGCTCTCTATGGAGAGGGCCTATTGGGATGCACAGATGATAGGGCTTGACCCACAGGCAATGGCACCATTGACTTTCAACATTGGAACTGGTAGCATTGAGAAGGTAAGTCGCATTCGAGATAAGTATAATCTAATAGAAAGTTATACATCAGACTACGAACCGACTGGATATACAGGGAGATAAAATGGATTACCAAGATGGTTTTGAAGACGGCGTCAAATTTGCCCGTGAAGTTATTGTAAATAACATTCGCTTATGGGCAGAAACATCTGAGGATGGTTCAGCGTATGATGATATTGCTGACCGCCTAGAGTTTGGAACCGTTGACTATGACCTCTGAGGATCTAACTCGCTGGATTGGCTGCGATCAATGCAGTACAGCTCAGGCTATGTATCTAATTAAACTAGTAGAAGGTGAGTTATTCTTTTGTGGCCACCACTACAATAAAAACAAGGATGCCCTTGACAAAGTCTCATTCGAGATGATAGAATTAAATAAAAAAGAAGAAGCACCACAACTAACAGAAATGGCGGAATAAAATGGGAGACAGAGCAAACTTTGGATTCGTCCAACCTAACGGAAATACAATTGTCCTATACGGGCACTGGTCTGGACATAACATGCTTGCTAATTTAGCAGAGGCAGTATTTAAAGCACGTCCTCGCTGGAATGACACATCATATGCAACACGCATTACAATCAGTCAAATGATTGGTGATGACTGGAATTCTGAAACTGGATGGGGCCTGCATGTAAATGAGATTGGCGATAACGAGCACAAGATTGCTATCGTTGATTTTAATCAACAGACATTCAGTCTTCATGAAGAGGCGCCACGTAATGACTTAGACAACAAAGTAAATGGGATGAGCAATGAAGCAATCTTCACCATGGACCTCAGCAACTTTGTTGAAAAGTACGCAGACGTGACTATCTCAATTTAGTTAACTAAGATATGCTATAATAGTGATTAGGTCCTAGCGGACCTTTTTACTAGAAGTAGGGTGCGGCTACCAGGGGTTCCCCCAAGTCGTTAAATAAAGCAGCGTATACTAAATTCCTTTCGTTCTGCTAGCAGCCTTACTTATCTTAAGATCCTTCAGCTTAGCTGGGGGATTTTTTGTTTGGCCCGCAAAAGACGTGAGGGTATCATATGTTATTTACGGGTGTCAATATATATCCCTGGAAATTCCAGTATTTGAGATCAATGTGGTGTAGAACACACCCATATTGCATAGACAAATGTCAGTGGTCTAATATATAATTGGGTTATTAGCGAAAGGAAATAAAATGCCAAATTGGTGTTATAACACGTTAACTATCCAAGGACCTAAGTCTGAGGTAGATATGATTAAGGATAGACTTAATAAGCCTTTTACATTAGCACAAGAGACTTATGGTATGGGTGATATCTCTTCTATGGGTTTCCCCACCAAAATTAAAGAAGTAACTTATTCTAATCCTGTCTTTGCTTTCTTTAATATCCACTCATATAAAGATGAAGGGATTACTGATGAGGAATATGCTTGCCAACCTAATCGTGGAGATATAGATATTCAAAATGACCCTGATTGGTTCCGCAAATCTGTTGAGTTTGCTAAGACTCAAAAGGACTGGTATTCGTGGAACAATTCTAATTGGGGAACTAAATGGGATGTTGCCGTATCAGATGATGACAAGTATCCAAATACAGAACTAATTGAATATAAGTCAGAAGGTGATGATAACTGGGTTATTTATAAGTATGAGACTGCATGGTCACCTGCTGTAACTATCTTAACTAAACTAAGTAATCTTGTTCCTAACTGCCTGCTTACATTAGAGTATGAGGAAGAAACAGGCTGGGGTGGGGAATATGAGATTGTCCGTGGTGAAGTAAAGGAGATTCTTTCATATGAGAATCGTTGCTATGCTTGCCAATCTTTTGATTGTGTTGAGTATTGTGAAGATGACTGTGGAGAATTCTGCTCTGAATGTAATGAGGGTTCTTGGCAAGATGAAGAGGCTATGGCAAAATGTCAGACCCACATGGTATTATTGGAAAATACAGAAAAGGCGGAGGTATAATGTCTAGTTTTCTAGAAGATGTAAATCAAATGGTAATTGACGCTGTATATCAAGATATAGCAGAGCAATTGCTAGATGACTGGATTAACAATAATCTTGACGAGGGTCAATATTATGCAGATAAACAATTTGCTGAAATGTCAGGAGATAAGTTTATCTATGATGAGTTTAATAAATTCTATAATCTAAAAGAGGGAGATGAGGATTACCTATGTTAGGATATGACTTAGAAGCTTTGAATAGAATGATTAATGCTATACATGATGTTAAGTTATTCTATCTTCGATCCCCGTCCGATTTAATGAACAAGGACCCTTTAATTAAAGATTTAGAGGACGCAGTTAGTTTCTTACAGGGCCTATGGGCAGAAGGGTATTTTGATGGCTACGAAGACTAGTAGATTTCTAGAGTACATGAAACTTCATTTAATTAGTCTTAACCAGGACATGGAGAAAGACTTGAATGTTGAATCTAAGATAAACATCCAGGGACAAATTATGGCAACAGAACATTTATTGTCAGTGGCAACTGATATAATGAATAACTCTAACGAAAGGTATAATAATGATTGAAACTGCAGAGGCTCTACCAGAGAGCATTCAACGTGCCGTCGACCTTGGAATATCAGGCATTGACATTATGCACGGGGAACTAAAGATAATGATGTTGGTTGCTGAGCAAGAACTTGCAAATGCACAGGCCATTGAAGATGAGACCGAAGAGGCAATGGATTCAATGGAACGCAAATACTGGGAAGGTCAACTTGACGCCCTAGTAGAACTATACAGACTAACTTATGATATCTCATTTGCGATTGGAGCACGTAATGAAGCCAGCAGATAAAGATAAACTAAACGAATGTTTAAAGATTCTTGACACCACCGACCTTGGTCTATCCATGGTATGGCTGTGGACATGGTCCACAATCAAGAACTTCATGGAAGACGAGACCTTCATTATGAAGTGTACAGAGGATAAGATGTGGGACCACCTGTGCGAGGCTGTGGAGGCGGGCCACGGGTTTTCCCTGGAATATGGTGCAGAACAACACCATGACGACGTTATGGAATGGATGTTAAATCGAGACTACATGGTAGACTCCATGTTCGAAGAAGAGGAAGAGGACGAGGATGAAGATGAGTGATCAATACATAGACGACGTACTTAACCGTGCCCAAAAGCTTTTGTGGGGCGGATCTGAAACTGAGAACATCGAAGCACATAATATGATTGCTAAACTAATTAAAGATCGTATGTCTGAGAAGGAGGGAACAAATGAGTAATTATGAGCCAAGCTTAGAAATCCTGGAAGTTAACTACTCATGTTCACCTGGAGGCATAGACACATTTGAGGTATATGATAAAGGGGACAATGCGGGCATAATGGACATTCCAATATATGAGACAGAGTCCTTGACAGAAGCAGTTCAATATTGTTATAATCTAGGTAAGGACTTTATTGTCCGTACATATGCGGAATGGGAAATGAGGGAACTACTTGCCGATCTATAGAGTATTTGGTACCAAGTATACAAACTATTACACCATTGTTTCCGCTGCCGACGAATATGAAGCAGCAGAGCTTGCAAATTCTCGTCCATCAATTGATTGGAATGAAATTCCAACAGATGATGAGATTGAGGCTACAGATGTATTTTTAGATGAAGATACATCAGAAGATCTACAATTTAATATATAGGCGGAGGCTATTTACAGAATTGTAAATAGTTGATATAATAAATAAAACATCTCTCGAAAGGGGAAAACAAATGGCAACAAAGCGTGAATATCTAAAGTCTAAGGGGATCACAGTCGGAGCCCGTGGTCGTTTCTCATCAGCAGCAAAGCAAGCTCTCCAGGAAGCAACATCCAATGGAATGACGTTTGAGGCGGAGAAGCCAACCCCAAAGAAGTAATTAAACATACATGAGGGGACTGGCGCATGTCGGTCCCCTCTGCTATAATCTTAAGACGAAAGGCGGACTATGAAAAACAAAGAACAGCAAATCGGAGAACTTCTGGCTAACTCAGTAGAAGACCACTTCTTCAACCCTGCCGCTCTAGGGCGGTATCTAGCAGAACAACCTACCTACACCATAGACCGTGTCATCGAAGTAGTCGCATGGATTATTGAGAAGCAGGCACGGCGCTATGAGCGAGAAGTAGAAAACGGCGGAATGGTATCAGAAGGTCTTGCTATAGCACATAAGTTAGATTTAGTTATAGATAAGATTAAAGATAAGAATACATTCCAACACGTCAAACTCCCAATAACGGGGGAGGAGCGGAAACAATTCATTAATCAAATCCCTAATCCCAAAGAACAATCATATAGATACTCCTACTTGAATGAAACAGATACTCGTGGAGATAAAGTATATATAGAGCATCCATTCATTTAAACATACATCCCTAGCCCAAATTATCCACAGTCTTATCCACAGGCTGTGGATTTTTTGTGGAAAAAATGTGGGCCAATATCTGCGTTTACGACCATGTATATAAAATCCCTGAAAATCTCAGATAATGAGATATAAATGTATATTAATCTAAAGAAACATATATAGAATATAACAGAATGTGATCTGAATCTGTCAAAATTGTGGGCGAATTTCTCCGTTTACGGAGCATAAAAATATGCCCCAGAAGCCTTGACAATATGGGCCGAATATGCCATTTACGGAGCTATTGACAAAATCCCTGAAATATGCAGGGATATGGGTCAAAATGGTATTAAGTGGGGCAAAGTGGAGGGCCTGTCCAATTACATGTATATCTAACTATATATATCTTAGTAGTAATTGATCAAGAATTAGTAGTATATTTTATCGTAGATCATCTCTAGAATAGGTCAAAATAAGCCATAGGAGGCTATATGAGAGGGTTTTATTGGAGGGGGGAATCTGGGGTATGGAGCTATTTTGGATGATATCCTAGTAATTAAGCAAGGCTACTCATGCATGATACTAGAGTTCATCCAGATCTCTCCATGGTTATCTATGGAGTATCTTATGGTCATTTCGCTAGCACATTTCAAACATACTGGTATAAAGTCTAATTCTCTAGATAGCTCTATATTCATCTCTGATCTATCATACATACATAGGAAGTTATAGGTGAATATAGGGTCTATTTCGGCTTCCCCCGCCATTATCTATTTGGTCCCATGAATGGAGTAATTGGATTCCAGTCATCATCATCTGACCACTTACCTGTGGAGTAACCTGCTTCAGGTTTCTTTGTACATCTATTGTCGCCATTGCGATCACATCTTGGGAATAGCTTTGATGCATCACATACACATATCATACTCATAATATGTCTCCTTAGTTAAATAGAGATAATTGTACTATATTCTTAGTTGACTGCTTTCCTTGTAATATGTCGACAATTTCATGGAACTTATCGAACTCACATACATTTCTACCAAAGTTAGCAAACCTTGTACATATGACTATATTCTCTTTTGTGTAGTCTCCATTTACATCTATCTTATCAATGGATGGAGCTAATGGATGTTTAGGCATCCAATCTTTATGGTCTTTATATAGTAGTGTTATATCTAAGGGTATATTAAACCAATAACACTTCCCGCCCTGTTTATCCCAGATCTCCGCCAACTCTTCTGGGGTTACATATATTCTAGCAGGTATCCATTCCTGAGAGGATGGACCTGATGCTCCACCTACAGAGGATCCAGTCTTTTCCATTCTCCTCTTATTCGTGGAAGAATTGATTACTGTCCAATTACCCTCAGAGTCCTGGCGAACACCATTCGATAGAATGGTTGACCACAGCTTTTTAAAGTGATCTCTGGCCATGCATCTCTTCAAGGGATTCGATTGAACCCATCATGTCATGTTCTGGTACATCGTTAAAGTAATACTTATCACCTTCAATTGTCCAGCCACGCCAGCCATCTCCCTCATTCCAAAATGCCGATGCAGTCTTCATAGCCTCTGGATCTTTCAAAAGTGTAGTCATAGAGTTGTAAAATGTAGCCTCTGCAAGCAAGGCATTTCTTAGTGGAGTCCACCAGAATAATCTATTTACTAGCCAATCAATCATTTCCAAGCCTTTCTAGTAGCTCTTTATTTTCTTCAAATACCTGCTCTATTACACGCTTTAGACGCAATGATCTGTCAAGATCATATTCATCGTCAAATTCTGTGGAATTCATCTCTCTACTTTCGCCGCACTTTTCGCTTTCACTATGAGGTCTAATGACCAGTGAATTGTCTCCATATGTATGTAGTTATCTCTATGGTAGCATATACACCTACGAGTTGTAAACAGATATTAGCGAATATATTTATTAATGAATACCCGTCCGCTTTTCTTTCAATCTCTTCTAGTACATCTAGTCTGGCCATTTCAGTTCTCCGTCCTTGACAAAGACTAGGCCAAGGGAGTCTCCTGCATTTAATTCTAGATCGGATACTCCTAGTTGCGCCCATCCCCATCGTGGGAATAAGTTAATTAAACTAAACTTTTCTTTGACTATTATAGCCCAGTAAGCATTCTCTGCTGGCATATTTTTACAATCTTCTATCTCAGGGCCTGGAAGTTCTTCTACACGGCATACTACATCAAGGCCGTATCTATCTGTACCATCTAGCTTTATTCCGCCGTCTCTCAGTATGTCTATGGCGTAGGCTTTCTCTGCTGGAATACAGCTAATTACTTTTTTATCTTTATTTAAAGATGCATAATCAACATAAACATTTACGCATTCTGAATCATTAGAAAGGCTAGTAAATCCTAATGCTACTACAATTATAATCAATGATAAAACAATTTTACTCTTCATGCTTTGGAACCCAGAGTTTCTCCTTGTCTTTGTTGTGGTATCGTGCCATAACAAACAATAGATCTGATAATCTATTTAGGTAAACTGGAATATTACGATTAATCTTAAAGTCATCATTGTTTTCGTGTATTTCTATTGCCATCCAAACATCTCTTTCGGCACGTCTTACAATAGTTCTAGCATTATGTAGAGACCCAGTAGGAAGCACAAATGAGTTTAAAGGCTCTAGGTGCTCGTTATAATCATCTATAACATTCTCTAGATATGTCACTCTATCTTGTGATATAGTCATTGACTTTGATCCAGCCAAGTCTGCCCCAAGATCAAATAAGTCGTTCTGAATTCTTTCAATTATGTCGTTGTAATATTCTGTGGCCATTCCTATTGCAGAGTTAGCTTCATCTACTGAACCTATAGCCTGAATGATAGGACTAATCTTACTTGTACGGACATTGTTGGCTAATGATGTTCCGCCATCATCACCAGTCTTTGTATAGATTCTAGTTAAATGAATAGACATTTTTATTTTTCTGCTTTTGCCATAATATGCTTATGGTTAATTAAAAGATACTTATTGGATTGATCATCCTCAATCTCTGTGCCTGTGTGGTCTGGGAAATAAACTACATCCCCCACCTCAAGCTCTGGGATAGGAATCAAGTCGCCCTTATAGTTGACCTCTCCAGCACCCATGTCAATAATAGTTCCAATCTTTGGGCCAGAGTCGTTAAATACTGCAGAGATAACTAAACCAGACTTAGTAGTCTTGTCTTCTTCCTGTTTTTTTGTAACCAGTAGCATACCACCGATTGGCTTAATCATCTTCATCTTCTTCCGTGTCAAATAGATCATAGTCAATATCTTTTAGTTGACTAAGGCTGTTATATGTCGCATATGCAACTGCTACAAGGGCTACGATGAGCCCTACCAATGCCATTGCTTTCTTGTTCATATCCATACTCCTTTTGATGCCTCTTGTCTCCATAATAAGTAAGATTTAATATACACAATACCGTATGCTATTGCTGCAAATATGAATCCATATTGCTTTGTTGTTACAGCGTATACGATCCATAAACATTCATTTAGCATTAGGACTAGCCATCCCCAGATGGTCTTACGACCAACAAAAAATATACCTGTAACGCCAATTGCTGCTAATACATACGACCACATACTTATTCCTCAAATGATACCTGTGTAGTTGAAAGTAGATTATTGTATCTACGTTCCCATGTTTCCGCCCTTAGCTCTGCGTTTAACACTTTAGCTTCTAATTCATCTATATTGGATCTATCTAACACGCTACTGGCCTGATCCATGCCAATCTTCCTACCAACCACAAATGATAGAAATACAAAAAATAGTTCTAACATATCCGCCTCTTTCTCTATCCCTTAATTATATAGGAGAGTCCAGGGTTTTGTCAATAGAATCGTCTATTGTCCTAGTGTGTTCTTTAGCACAGTTGCCACAATCTTTACACATATATCTCCAATAAAGATCCCCACCAGCCCTAATTCGTAGGGCTTAGTGGGGAATACTTAATTAAACTTTCTTCGGCTTGGTTTTCTTTTGTCCAAGTACAGTCTCTCTGCGAATACCGTGCTTGTTTGTGTCGATCTTAGTTGCTGGTCTTGGACCAGAGAATCCAGATCTAAACTTACCTTGCGAAGGATTTTTTCTTGCTGCTTCTTGCGAAGTCACTGCACCAGACGGTTCATTGTTTGGTGGAGTAGTCATACCTGTACCGTTATCACTCACCTGAAATAAATCTTTCTCTTTGTTCTGGAGTTGCAGTCATACTTAGTGTAAGTCCTGCTTCTCCATCCGTAGAAACATTTAGCATGCCTCCAGGGATCACATTGATTCCAGTTTCGCTACCGAATGATTCGCATCCGCATTCAACGCACATTATTACTTACCGCCGTTGCCAAGACCTGCGCCATCTTGCGATGACTTGTCTGTTGCTGGGAAAGCTGCTGCTGGTGCCTCTGTATATGACTCTGTAGCCCATACTGGTGCATCATTTACCTTTGGTGATGTAAATCCGTTTAAATCTTTTCCGTCTGCCATGTTATTACTCCTATAGGTTTGTATTTAGATGGGTCTAGAATGCCATCTATACATCTATTATAGCATTTATTATTTTCTATATTTGTCGTGCCAGCACTGGTCGCAAACGCTTATATATTTGCTTTCTGTGCTTGTTAGGCGGGATGCCGTATTCTGACACCCCGCCATTTCACATAATTCTTCTCTAGGCATTACTTCTTTTTAGTAGTCTTCTTAGGTGCAGTCTTCTTAACTGGGGCAGTCTTCTTGACTGGAGCCTTCTTCTTCGCTACTGTCTTCTTTGCTGTGCTCACTTTTTTCACCTTTCCGTTGCCTTCGCCTTGCTCGATCATTGTCTTGACCTGTTGCTCTAACAACCATAATCTTAGTTTATTAAACATTTATTTCCTATCTATCTTATAAGTAATATAGTCTATTACTTGTTTTGGTGTCCAGTCGTCTGGAAACTCAAAATTATTTATTTGATCCACTACTTGTTTTATATACTTACGTTCGAAGTATCCTTCAAGCCCATAGATCTCGTCTTGTGTCATAGTATATTCTATCATTTATATGTCAATGGGGCAAGGTTCCCCCTGCCCCACGAACAATATAAAGAATTACTTCTTTAGTGCTACCTTTAGCTTAGGGAACTTCTTGTTCCACTTTGTAGCAAGCGCATTGTATTCCTTGATATATGTAGCCTTAGCAAAATCTGCATCTGCCTTAGCCTTTGCTGCTGCAGCATCTGCTGCAACCTTATCTGATGCACGTCCAGCCTTTTCTGCTGCTAGAGCATCTTGGGCTGCCTTGAGTGCTGAGTTGGCTGTCGCTAGCTCCGCATTCTTTGCTGCAAGTTCTGCTGCAATATCACGAACTACAATCGTAGCGCTTACAGAACCAACTGGTGCTGATAGGCCTGTTACGGCTCCTGCTACTGTTGCATATGCAACCACTGTTACTGAGCCAGCTGCAGGAATTGCTACTGTCTGCTCTTTTGTTCCTAGTGTTGCTACTGCTGTGTCAGTTGTTAGCGCTGTTGCTAGTGCTACTCCAGAACTTGAAACCAAAGTATTAATTGTGGCTCCACCCTTTGGATTACCAAACACGTCAAATCCAGATACCTTAAGCACCTGTGATGTACCTGCTGCTGCTGATGCAGGAGCGGTTAGTGTAATTGAGTTCAAAGCACCTGCTTGTCCTTGAACGTAGTAAACTGTTGTAGTTCCAGCACGAGTGATTGATACTGATCCTACTGCTGTACTTTTAGTATATACATAAAAGTCTGCTGAGCTTCCAGTTCCTGTTGAAACTGAAAGTGTTGATGTTCCAGATGATGCTGTTACTACTGTAGTTCCAGTTACTGCAGGAACAATTGTTGCATTAACTGCAACTGCTGTTACTACTGTTCCAGTGTCTACTGATGTTACAGCAATCTTCAATGCATCTGCTGCATCTACACTGTTGTCTGCTGGCACTGGTAGCAATACAGGAGTTGTTACTACTGTTCCACCTGTTGCTGCAGAGTTTGCTACCGTTAGGGTAACAGTTCCAGCGTTAGCGTTAGCTGCTGGCGATACAAGCATTGTGCTAGTCAGGGCTGCAGCGATGATTAGCGATACTTTCTTAAATGACTTCATTTAATTTATTCTCCTTAATTTTTCCACCTCTAGATGAGCGTGGAATTCTATTTTGTGTACGTGTTCCGCCATTGTGACGGAGAGTGAGTATCTTCTACTTCTTGTTTCATTTCAATGTCGTCGTACATTCGAACAATATGTATACATGGATCTTGACCTTCGCCAAATTCTACATCTTCTTGTTCAGACATTGGTAGTCCGTCGTGTGTATTGCATACAGGAGGTCCGCACCAACCTTTTTCCATGCCGTAAGCAATCCATTCATTAAATGTTATATCCATTCCGCCAGCTCCTTTAGAAGGATGTGCTTAGGCTTTGCGCCAAGTACTGTGTGGACTGGAGTTCCATCCTTAAATAATACCATAGTTGGTATTGAACTAACAGAGTATTCCTGAGTTTTTTCTGGATTCTCATCAATATTTAACTTACCAACGAGTAGACCAGTAGATTCAGAGATCTCATCTAGGATTGGAGATACCTTTTTGCATGGTCCGCACCATTCTGCCCAGAAATCAATTAGTATGAGTTCATTTTCCTTTATAGTACTATCAAAATCTTTGTCTGTAATTATCACTTTGACTCCACATGGGTTGGCCAATAATAACTACATGCTTCGCAACAGGTATATCCAAGTTCACGATAATCTGAATACTCATTATAAAAATAATAAGACTCTGGATCTTTTTCGAACAACCTGCCCTTGTGTGTGTAATGAAGCTTGTCATCGCCTAACCACCATGGCTTGTCTGACTCCAGCATCATAAAGTGTTCTTGGTAGATATCATCAAATGTTTGTCTTGTGCTATTCTTATAGCCACGCATAATGATCTCTTTAATTATTGCTTCATTGTATGTAAACAGCCAGTCTTCATGGCCATTCCACATTTTTACTGCTGGATGATTTTTCCATGCACCTGAACTATAAAGTCCAGCCAAAGATTTAAGAACCTGTAGGTTCTCTACGCTTTGTTTAATTAAACGCTTACGATCTAAATGCTTTGCTGTTTCGGCAAAGTCCGCCTCTGGTAAGAATGTTTGCATGATACCTATTCTACTAAATAGTTAAAGGCTAGTCAACACTAGTCTTGCTTTTGTAACTCTTCTGCTGCTTCGTTAATCTTATCCATATACATTTGAATAACGAAGATGGTTGTCTCAGCAGCATTTGCTGCTAATGGAGCTAGTGCCTCATCTGTTTGTTGATCTTGTGGGACATTGTTAACCCATTTTTGAAATAAGGCTAACTTGATATCATCAATAATTCCCTCAAGAATTGTTACCTGCTTACCCATTTAGTGCTCCTTGTAGGTTAATTAGCTTTCCACCAGTAATTTTTGAATTAGTTGTTGGAGTAGCAGTTTTAGAAATCAAATCATAAATTTGAGCGTATGTTAGATTTGGTTTTGCTGCTTTAATTGTTGCCCATTGTGTGGCAGCAATTACTGTTGCTGCAGATGTTCCTGCAACGTTTATTACTTTATTGCCTACTGTTGTTGCTCTTGTTGTTCCTAGAGCAAAGAAGTCTGTGAGGACTTGATCATGATTTGAATAGATAGCAATACTTCCTGCAGGCATAGTTGCTCCTATGGCAACTGAGGCTGGAATGCATGCTGGCCAATCAATTTTTACATAGTCACGAGCATTACCTGTTGGCAAAAATACTGGGACTCCAGCATCCATCAAAGTCTTGATCTTACTTTCTGTAATTGGAGTCTTAGGGCAATAGTCTGAGCTTGCTGTAAGATTGTGGTGTCCTTGAGACATAGATACAGACTGAATGTTAAATCTATCCTTATTACGAATTACCCAATCCAGTGCATTATAAACTGTTGCTTCACCAGTTGCCTGTCTTAGTCCTTTTGAATTGGCTCCAACAATACGAACAAACACGATATTAATATTTGGATTAGTTGCGACTGCAATTGATGCCATTTCAGTTCCGTGACTGAATCCGTTACTTGAAATCCATTCAGGTTTAATTACGGAAGAGCTTACACCTTCCATTTCAGATAAACCATTTGGACATGAAGCCCATTGAGTAACGCATGCCTCAAAAAGAATTCTATCCTTGAAAATTGGAAGTGATGTATCTAATGCTGTATCAAGGATAGCAATAGTTGGGTTGCCTACAGTTTTATTCTGTACGGATGCCGCTTGTGCGGATATAGGTGTGATTAATGAGACGGCTAATATAACCGATAGTATTTTTTTATTCATATGCTTATAATACTAAATAAAAAAGTGGCTGTCAATACCCTACTTATTCTTATTTAGTTTAGCATCATACCATTTACCAGCGTCCATATCTGGACCCTTTACTTTATTTTCTTCTAGCAATAAAGTAACTGCTGTATTTAGGTATTCAATTTGGAACTGCATTCTAAGCATTTCCATCTCAAGTAATCTTATTCTGTCTGACTTTCTCATTCCTGACTCTCTCTATCTAGTGGAGTGGGTGCCGTTGCTAAATTACCACACTCAACGCATTCCATATCTAGGAAATATGTTGCAATTTCATAGTTATCAAATACGGCTCTAATGTAAAAAACCTGTGATCCGCAAATGCACTCGTGTGTTGGAGTGCCACGAAGATCCATCCCTGAGACCATTTGGTCTTGACGGGCTTGCTCTACATCATTTTTATCAAAAACTAGTACGTCATACCTATTAAAAAATTGATGCACAGCTTTAGCACTAAGCAATCCTGCTATTAGTAACGATAATCGATTTGCCCACTTCATAAATCTATTATACTCTAGACTTCAATAATTGTAAAGGGGCCTCTTACGCTCATGATAAATTTTGCTGAAGCTTCTAAAGCCATTCTAACACGCTTACGTGGAGTCTTAATCTGTGCTGTAGAATGAAATGAGCCTAGGGCTACCTGTTGTCCGCTTCCTTCTGCCATATACATAACATCTGCTTCGCCTATGTGAAAGTCCATATCCATTGTGAATATTCTTCCAGTACCAGCAACTGCTACTAAAAAGATTCCGCCTTCATCGCCATCTTCAGTTCCAGAACCAAAATTACCGTATCCGTGCTCTTTAAAAACTTCCTTAACTGAATCAACAAACTTAGTTCTCATAAATTTATCTAAGTTTTTATTTCCAGCAGTAGGGACATATTTTGGTGGGGTCCAATTAAATTGAAGTATCTGACCCATTCTAAAAGAGTCTGTAAAGCCAATACCAAACTGCCCAACTTTAAATACCTTTGGATCAGTTCTTTGAACGATTAAGCCAGTTTTATCATCAGATGCAGCGGCGTCTCCGCCAAGGTACACCTTGTTCTCATGGATTAGGGCTACTATACAGGTCATATATACCAGTATACTATTTTTAAAATTCTCTGTCCAGTGACTCTAAATCCTCTATATGGTGATCAATAAAAGACAATTTAAGCATAGTTTCCTCAAGCTCAGATTTGACTGATATTAGCTCCTGAATGGCATTATAATATTTATCTTTCCATTCGGTCAAATCACGCTCAAGTTTATATAGCGATATCTTTAGATCTTTAATTTCTAGCTTTAATTGATCCTGCTCACGCTCAGCCTGACGAACTTTTTCTTTCCTGTTGTCTCTTAAGCCAGCAATAATTGCCGTTCCCATTCCGCTCAAAATAGCTGCAGAAATAGCAATTATAATAGATGTATAATTTAGATTCATGATAAACTAATTATACAGTAATATGATGCCTAAATAAGAAGCTCAGATGCTGTGATTTCGTTACCTAAATATCGCCTTTTAATAATAAACTCCTTGACATGGTCTGGCCCGTTAGATCTTCCAGATAAAATTACAACCCATCTAGGTTCTAGTTTAGCAGAACTACATGTCTCACATACCAATAGGTTAATTGGCAATAGGGAAGACTTCTTAACATCTAATTTATTCTTTGACTTATTGCAACTGTAACATAAAATTTTTTCCATTAATTTGATTCCTCAATATGCTTAAATACTATCTCGTCTACTATAGTAAAATCTTCATTTTCCATAAGTTCGCTGTACTCTATTCCATCTTCTTTTTTATAGTTAACAATGGATGCATATGCACCAAGACTTTCTACTGTTCCGTGACATTGTTCTGAATGAATAAACACAATATGTGTTGTATCATAGTACTCTTTCACTAGGCTTGCCCTCCAACTCGCATCTTACTCCATATGATTCAAGCAGGCGCTTGATTTTTGTTACATAATCAATAACCATTTCTTTTTTAGTTCCTTCAAACTGTAAAAAATTATCTTCATATAGTCTTAATGCTAGGAAGTCTGGATACATTACAACATCCATTAGAAGCATTGATGGCTTCTTGACTTGGTGTACTGCCTTTTTCATCTCTTCGTTATAAAATACTGGCTTATTTGGCTCACCAGTCCACTGGTTAATGCCATACTTAAAATGTTTTCTTAAAGCCTCTTCGCTTTTGTCAATGAACATTTTTCTTTTTCAACCTCTTCCAGGTATCCGCTGTTTTATGTAGATTTTTAGATTTATCTATAGATCCTGAGCTAAGGTAAACTCCACCCCAGATTCCATATTCATTTCCCTCTACTCCAGTTTCATAACACATATTAATAACTGGACAACTTAAACACATCTCGTCAATGTTCTTTGCAATATTTGAATCAGCTTCATATTTTTCATAAAATAAATTAGTGTCCATTCCTCTACATATAGCAAGGTGGAACCAATCTAGATCATCTGTATCTATGCCTAATTCATTTAAAATGTCTGACATACTTTGTGGGCAACTTCCATATTCCGTTACTGTTAACAGCAATTCTATCTGCTGTCCCCCAAGCGTTCTCTCTGAACATGCCCTTTATGTTTGTAAATCCACTACTGTCTTTTTTCCAAATAATGAGATCGTAATTCTCCCAGTATGGAGTTATATTTTTAGCCTTCTTTATAAAGACTTCGACACCTAGTTCTGTTAAATTTAACATTTTTCCTTAAACATAAAACGTAGCATCCCACTGATATATATTATACAGGAAATGCTACGGCTATGTCAATGCCTATTTAAGAAAAGTTCCATCCCATATGGACTTTTTAACTTGATCTGCTTCTGATAAATCTTCTGCTTTTTCTACTGGGACACAATTAGGCACCATACGGCCATTCTTTTCTTTCATGCCTCGTTGAGTATATCCAGACCAGCATGCCTTTTCCATATTGTCCCATTTATCTTCGTCTTCATTATCTGACTCGTAAGACTTGCTCATTTCTTCTGAGCATTTTGAGCACTTATCGCATGTTACATTCTCTGCCTTGCATGTCTCGCAACCACAATTTTCATATGCTTTTGAAATTGGCCAATTAACTTCATTCTTCATTGGATCTCCAATAGGAGCTGGGTTAGATGAATTTGCGTCTTCTGATTCCATTTCCGTTGTATCTGACTCTTCTTCTGAGTCCTCTTCTTCTGGCACTTCAATCATGCCTTCAATTGCTTCCATAAGATGCTCAATAACCATTCCAAGCTGTTCTTTTGTGATCTCTGGGCGCAAAGCCTTTGTAATCTCTTCGTCATCTGGAATTTCTACTACTGTATCTGCTGGATTAACTACATCATCTAGTATATCTTTAATTTCTTCTACTAATTCATTTGTTGTAAGTGATTTCTTCATATTTTTCTCTCTCTCTACTATTTTACGAGACCAAGAGAATCCTGCATCCCCGCCCCATGCTAACCACATAATCTTACCATTTGAAGGATTTTCTGCGTTATCCCAATCCTTACCCTTTTTATCTACTTCATGACGTGAGAAGAATGAATACATACGCTTAACTGTAGAAAGGCTAAGAGTCTCTCCACGAGATAATTGTCCTGCACGAGTCCAGCCAACTGCAGTTCCTGCACCTTTAGCCTTACCCTGCTCTTTTAGTTTAATAGCACGACGGGCTGCTGACTGCATCCCAGATGTTGGCTTGTATCCTTCTTTTGCCATATTATTTCTCCTTTACGCTAAGGACTTTAACGTTTTTAATTTCATCATCTACACCAAAAATATCATTGGCATAATCGACTGCATCTTCTGAAGAAAATGCTTCTACTTCAGCATCAACCTCAAGCTTGATTTTATAAGTATTCATTTTACTTTCCGCAGGTTGGGCATGCTCCAGCAGATGTTACTGTTGGCTTTGCTGCTCCTCCAGATTTAAACTTTGGTCGTCCAAATCCTACTATAGAAACCTGTACTCCTGCTTTATTTTTCTTAAAAGCACGAAGTTGTTTGCAAGCCTCTCCGCCATTTCTTTGGCTTCCAGACTTCTTTGAAGAAGTATTTCCTTCAATACACCATACTGTTCCATCTTCGTTATCTTCAATAACAATTCCTACGTGAGAAATTCTATCGACACCGTCTGAGGGGAAATCAAAATAGGCGATATCTCCTGGTTCTGGATCTGCAATATCTCCGTCAATCCATGCGCCAGCCTTTTTAAATGCTGCTGCTCCGCCTGGTGTATAAACAGTATTAGGAATTTTTACGGATGCCTCGTTCCCGCACCAATTAACGAAACTTCCGCACCATGGTTGAAAGTTAGCTTTTGTAAATGCGCCATACTTTGTCTCATTATCTTTAGGACCTTCAATGTATCCTACTTGAGACTTAGCAACTTGAATTAATCTAGCAACTGATCCTGCTGGAGCTTTTGCTGTTTCTGCTGGGACTGGAAAATCTTGTGACATAATTAATTCTTATCCCAATCTGTATCAACTGGTTGCTCTGCTGGCATTGCACCATCAGGCTTTGCTGCTAAACGTGCTGCAGTTGCATCAATCTCTGCTTCAAGCTTTTTGTCTGCTTGTGTATTCTTAGCATCCATCTCTTTATTATCGAGTTGAGCCTTCATAATATCTTTAGCACCTGACTGACCAATTAGAAGACCAGCAAGTGTTCCTGTAATAAATGTAGCAACTGAACCAAGAACATTAAAGAACATTTTATCATTCTCTGATTGTCCGCCGATTGGCTGTGTTACGAAAATAAGAGCATAAAGAATGCCCAATGATGTGCACAAAAGGATTGTGCCTAATGTAATTCCTAAAATAAACTTTAATCTAGCGTCCAAATCTTGTGGACTTAGTCTTTCTCTAGCCATTTGGTGTACCTGTTTCAGTCGTTGTAATTTGATCTTTACCAATTACATCTTTAGTGCATGTGCCTGTTGCTTCACAAATTGGTGGATTGCATTCCGCCTTCTCCCAATTAGCAGGGTCCTGGCATGGGTATCTATAAAAACCTTGATACCCACAGCTAGTTAATGATAGCATTAAGAGACCTGACAAAGCAATAGCAGTTATTCTTTTCATACCACTATTATACCCTACTCTGATTCTTTATTTCTAGCAGGGCTTGTGACTACCCATAGAGCTGTTGTGGCTATAATTCCATAGCCTACTATAGTCTTTGCGCTTCCGTCCAAAACGACCCAAGCAATGAACATACCAAGAAGGGTCCAAGCTTGATCAATTAGATCCTTGATTATATTTTTTAGTATTCTTACCATTTTCTACCTCCTCGTGAACCTGGTGAATTGGCACCTGAAGCGCCTCCACCAGAACTTCCTCCGCCTCCTGTGCCACCTCCCGTGGCTCCTCCTGTGGCAACTGCTGCTGCGTTAATTGCAGCACCTGCTGCAACTACTGTAGCAACAACCATATCTGTTGCTTCTTCTCTTTCTTCATCTGACATATCTGCGCCTATACTTCCAAATGCGGCTAATGCTGCTGCTGGATTAGTAAACAATTCTTCTACAAGTGCTCCTGGGTTCTGTAATAATTCTACTTGTGCTGCAACTGCTGCGGTAATTACAACTGCATTTCCATTTTCATCAGTTCTAACATCTACTGGGGTTGCAGGTGGTAGATCTTTATATTCAATTCCAGATGCTTTTATATCCGCAGAGCTTACTGCTTCTCCTGGCTTTAAATCTTCAATCAATGTATTGACTACTGCATCTTTTTGTTCTTCAGTTAATTCTTTACCTTCTTTAGCATCTTCTATTGCTTTATCAAGGGCTTCCTTCTCTGCTTCTTTTGCTTCTGCCTCTGCCTTTAATTTATCTGCCTCTGCTTGCTTAGCCTCTGCTTCAGCTTTTGCATTTGCCTCTTCTTGTGCCTTAGCTTCTGCTTCAGCTTTTGCTTGCTCTTCTGCTTCTCTTGCAGCCTCTGCTTCTGCTTCTAATCTTTCTGCTTCCGCTTTTGCATCTGCCTCTGCTTGCTCTTTAGCTTCTTGTTCTGCTTTTGCTGCAGCCTCTTCTGCTGCTAAACGATCTGCCTCTGCTTTAGCTGCTGCTTCCTCAGCAGCAACTCTATCTGCTTCTGCTTTAGCCGCTGCTTCAGCGGCTGCCTTTGCTTGTGCAGCAGCCTGCGCTGCTGCTTGTTCTGCTGCTCTTGCTTGTGCTTCTGCATACTCTGCCTCTGCTGCTGCTTGCGCTGCTGCGGCTTCTGCTGCTGCATTTGCTGCTGCTTGCGCTGCTGCTTGTTGCTCTGCATAATAATTTGTAGTAACCTGTGCAGCATTTGTCATTGCAGTTACCGCTTCATTAACTTTTGTTGTTGCCGTATTCGCAAGGGAGTCTGCTGCTTGAACTGCAATTGTTAGGTTTTGATTCGCAGTTGTTAGGTTTTGCTGCTCAGTTGTTAAGTTTGTCTGAGCGGTTGTGAGGCTTGTTTGGGCTACTGTTAGGTTTTGTTGTAGTGTATTTAGTATAGCTGTGTCGGTAGCTAATGTTTGTTTAGCAGTATTTAGTGTATTTATTTGCTGGGGTGTAGCTGAAGATGTAGAAAATTCAGAAGCTGGAATAACTTCCCACCCTGATCCTGTATATCTCATTAAAGATACTGCAGCTCCACCACCGTTTTCGTAATACCACATTTCAAAAGTCTTTGATATACCAGCCGTTGTCTGAACGTCAGCGGTGGATCCTCCACCACCTTTATCTACCCAGTCATTAATCACAAGCTGTCCGTCAAGATATAGTTTTACGCCGTCATCTGCTGGTGCTGTTATATACTGTGTTCCTGTAGTTTGTGGTGTCCATAAACCGTCCCATTTAACTTGAAAATCTTCTGTGACTGTAGTCTGTGTTGTTTTGGTTACTGATATATTGTCTACAATGTAGTAGTCAGCATCTTTTACAATTGTAACTTTATCAATATTTGTTCCAGTTACTGTTTCTGTTGATGTATATCCACTAGCCATATTATCTGAGCTTACGTTATTTTCCATTACGCTTGTGCTTGTAGTACCATCTGCATTTATTGTAATAATACTAGTATCACCATTTTTAGCATAAACACCCATAGTAACTTGTGTTACTGTTCCAGTGTTAGATGGGTTTACATCAATAACAACATTTTCTGAAGGGTTAATTATTGTAAGTGCTGATCCACTAACAACATCTGTTTTCCCAGCAGAGTCTGACCAGTTGCCTCCTATAGAAACACCACCAACAGGTTCTACTGAAACAACTGTGGCTGTTCCATTTGCAAATGTTTCTGTTACCGTAGTGGTTCCACCATTTACTGTTGGCCCTCCGCTACCCCATTGCTCATTAATACCATTCGTATCTTTTCCAGTATAAACAACTGTTCCTCCCTGAGATGGAGACCCTGCTGTTCCTGGATTGCTATAAATAGTTATATTTAATCCAGGTGATGTATTTGAATCAACTACTGCTTGTGCTGCTGCTACAGCAGATTGATCTGAAGCAACTACTGCTGTTTGAGATTCAACTGCTGATGTTGCTGTAGTAACTGTTGCTGTAGATGACTCAACAACTGTTGTTGCTTGTGCAACTACCGCCGTTTGTGATTCAACAGCCGATGCTGCTGTTGTTGCAACTTGTACTGCTGTCTCTGCAGACTGTATAGCCGTTGTAGCTTCTTGTACTTTTACTGTAGCATCTGCTACGGCAGTAGCAATCGGCTCTTGTGTTGTTGCAATTGTTGCGGCTTGCTCTGTTGTTGTATTAGGAACATTTGCCTGAATTGTAGTAGTGATTGCTGCTGCCTGTGTTTCAGCTGCCTGTTGCAATGTTGTTTCTGCTGTTTCAACTTTTGTTGCAACTGTCTCAACTGTAACAGGAGTGGTTGCTGTGGCGGTATCTGAAGAAGGGTTAGACGGTGTTACTTGAACTGTTGGCTCATCAGCGTTTGCTACGCTTGGCCCAAAAAGGAAAAGCCAGCCAATTATAAAAAGGCTGGTTAAAAAGTACTTAAACTTTCTAGTCAACTAGGTATCTCCTAAGTAATGCAATATCTTTGCTTACTTAGTAATTATAGCAGAATGTTAGTTTAAACTACTTAGGATTATCTGTTTTATAAAAACCAGAACCGTTAAACTTAATACCAAATGATCCGTAATGTCTTTGTAATCTTTTACCGCATTCATTGCATAGATAGTTTGGTTCAACAGAAGTTATAGATCTTTCTTTAGACACAATGTCTTCTGGTGAACATTCGCATTTGTATTCGTATATTGGCATAACCGTCCTTTAATAATAAGGAGCAGTTTATACACTTGCTCAGGTGTATCCTGCGGGTAGCGGCCCGCATATAATCTGCGACTCCCCAGTGACGGGGTGCAGACTACTATTATACTATTATTTGATTTTGATGGTCTTTGGCTTTTTGTCTTCAGGTACAATCCTAATAATATTAATATTAAGCATACCGTCCTTTAGAGATGCACTAGATACTTCCATGTACTCTCCAAGCGCAAATGACCTTGTGAATTTACGTGCAGCAATTCCCTTATGCAAAACTTCTGCATCTGTGACTTCAGTAATTTCTCCAGAGATAACCAGTGTTCCGTTATCTACAGATAGATTAATGTCTTCTTTTGTGAATCCTGCAACCGCAAGAGATACCTGATATGTATCTTCGTCTAGCTTTAATACGTCATATGGGGGATACGATTGGCGTGATGCAGCATTATGCACGTTAGCCATTCTTTCAATTTCACGATTAAAGCCAATAAAAAATGGGTCCTTAAAAAGGTCCCATGTATATGTTGTTACCATTTTATTCCTCCTTCAAGCGAATAAGTTAATTTATAGGACCCCTTATGGGCATCCTATAATAATTATATCATAATTTTAATTGTCTGGAATTTCAGGAATATCTATTTCGATCAGCCCTTTTTCCTTAGCTAGCCTTTGTCCTTCTGGGCTTAAGTGTATTGTTGCTTCTAGATTTTCATCATATTCAACTTCTACTAGTCCTGCTTCATATAATTCCATAAGAGACTTATCAACATATTCAATATGAGACTGCCAAAGCTCTGGTGCGATATCCTTAGCGTTTTCGCTTATAGCAAATATCATTTCACCGCTTTCATCTATTCCTTCAAGAGAGACTGCGCCAATCTCCAAGTAATAAGCAAGTCTTGAATCTGCGTCGTCTTCTTCGTCTTCGTACATGCCTCTCCTTTGTGCGACAAGTAGGACTTGAACCTACGATTACCGAATTATGAGTTCGGGGCTTTAACCAACTAAGCTATTGTCGCTTAGTAGTCTATTGTAACGTTCCATCTTCATTTTTGTCAATAGTTTCTTCTACTAACTGCTGGACATAATCAGAAAAATGTTTTCTAATACTTCCTGTTGGTCGTGAGCCTATTGTTTTCCATATTCTTTTGTATTCAACTACATTAGCAAATGTAGTTGGGCATATTGGTACTCCATTATATTCCTTTAATACTGTTGGTAGAGGTACGTGTTTACCACAGCACTTACATTCTTTTGCTTTTTCTTGATATATACTCATACTATTTCCATTCCGTCTAGTAAGTCTGCTAACCTTTGTGGCATTCTTGGTGGTCTGATCATATTTGTCACTACAGTATCCTCTTCTTCTCTGTCCCACTTTAGAGAGCTATATGTGTGGATATCTATCTCTTCATTATTTTGTGGCCTACTTCTACTAATTGCATTAAATATAGAACCGCAAACAGCATCCGCTAAGTCTTTAGATCCCTTTCTAGGGTGATCTACTCTATCTCTCATAATTTTAAGCTGAAGCAATTCGTCTATAAGCAATGGTATATGTGGACCATCAAGTCTATCCTCTGCGACAACCATAGCCATATCATCATAATGCTTTTTAGCAACAGACAAAGTTTCAGTATTAATTCCATACTGCTTCAATTGCTGCATCATATCATGAGAGTTCCAACGGTCAAATGTACAAACTCTAACTTTAAATCCCTTAGATCTAAGTGATAGAATATAATCTTTAACTTCTGTAAAGTCAACTGATTTATCTGGAGTAGGAGTCCAATATCTTACAACATCTACTTCAACAATAGGGGCTGGTTGAGAGTAAGTATCAGTTACCTTAACGTTAACCCACTTCTTAACGTGTGACATTGCAACTGCACAATGGTCATGCTTCTGAGCAAGGTCTACGTGAATAAAATATTCTTTATCTGGATCTGGTGCGAACCACTCTTCAAATCTTCCAAAATTATCTACGGCAATTGCCATATTACTAAAAGCTTTTTCAATCTTCTCTCTTGATTTAAAGAATGCATCTATGGCTTCTGAGGGCATGCAGGCAAATCTTCCTAGAGCATCTGGGGCATTCTTATAAAAAGCTACCTTAAAATCATCAATTTTTCTTACTGGGTTTACTTCCCATGTTGGCCTTTTAAGGGCATACATCTTGGGATACTTATAAGAGATGATATGATCTTCTTCCCACTCAATATCAAATTCGTTACCCTCTGTGCCATCTGGAAGATCTTCATCTAATTTAAAATGATGGGTTCTAGTAATAACTTCTTTCTCTGCCACAACATCGTCGTATCTTTGCTGGATATAGTCATTCTTGTATCTAGGGAATGAAAGTAATATTACCTTACCAAAGTCTGGGAAACGAGAGTCTACCGAAGCCCTATACATATCATATATAGCCCCACCAGTTTTAGCCTGCTCATGCCCAGTAGTATTTTCTGTGGCGAAGCCTGAGATCTCGTCTAGGATAATGACAATAACGTTATAACCTTCCCAAGCTTCTCTTTCTGAGTGGCCTGAGTGAACTGTTATAGACTTATCAAATTTCATTTCAGAAGCCTTTGGCTCATACTTTCCAGCAAACCATGGGGACTTATCTATTCGTGTTTTAAATCCTTTAAAGAAAACATTGTTAGCCTGTTGTGAGTTAATAGCAATATTAATAATATCAATTGAGTCGCCAGGAGGTTTACCATAATATGTTGCTGGGTCTTTTAAGCATAATAGTAAATATACTATATAGGCAACTGATATTGTAGAGCAGTAATCTTTTCCAGAACCTTTACCTAGCTGGGCAACAACCTCATTGGCTGTTTGCTTAAACATTCTTCTGCCTTCGTCTTCGCCAAACAACTTGATCAGCGTTGACTCTTTATAAATCTGCGAACTCTTTTCAATAAGAGTATACTGGTATTCAGATAAAGGTGGTAGCCCTAGATAGTCTGGACTCTGTACAAATGTACGCAAGTCAACTGGGCGTTCATCAAACTCTTCACCATCCAGTATATCGATAAGATCATTGAAATTAAGGTCCACTAACTTCCTCAACTATCTCTATAGGCTCTACGATTCCTGTAATCTGAGATAATCTTTTTGCAACATCCATCTTACATTTTGGACATGTAGCAGTAACTTCTTTTAGAATCTTTACAAGAATATCCTGCTTACGCTCCGTATCAGCAATTTGTGTGGCAAGCTCTGCGTTATCTAGTAGACCTATCTCTTGAAGCATGCCTATTCTTTTGCCTTCAATATCAGCAATTATTTTAAGGGCTGTAGCCTTAACGTTTAGTTGTCCCGCCTGATCTGCATCTTCTACGGTTTTCCAGGCTTCTTTAATAAGCATGGCGTAGTGACGGTCTGCTCCTGAGATAGCCTCTTTAGCCCTGTCACGGGCCGCTGTGTCGTTGTGAACAACGCTCTTCCACTCATCTATCAACTCAACCACTTCGGCTCTCTTGAAGCCCGTTATGGTGGCGATTTGGGTAGGGTTGCTTCCCTTGAGTAGTTCTGAGACTACTACGTTCATGCGATCAAAATGATCGGCTAATTCAATTTCAGACATATATTAGAGTATACTCTTAGTCGACTAAAAAATCAACTGGATTTGGCTATTTTATATAGAACTAGATACCCTATTAAATCATCAATGTCATTATCCCCAGCAAATCCCTGGTTATTCTTAACTCTATTTAATTTATCATCAATACGAACCTTTAATTGCTCTGTCGCATCTGTTGTTGAGAATATTCTAATTGGGTTTAAAGCTGAGTCTCCGTATGAGATATTCTTGTCAATAAGCATATGAGCAATCTCATGGCATGCCCCCCATATTTTACTGCCAGATGGGGCACCTACGGAGTGTAAATATAGATCTGAACACTTAAATTCTGATACATCTTGAAATACTGGTCTTAACATTATCTTCTCCTTAACAGAACGTTTACAACATCATGCTGTTTAATTCTTTCAAATGAAGCCGCTTCTCCATTTAAAAACTCCATAGTGTATTTATCATTTAATTGTACTAAAAATTCGTCTGGTTGTCCAGAGCCTAATTCAACTACAATTAATGGACATTCCCATGCCGCATCTGAGAATCCTTCAAATACAAATCTTTCATGACCTTCCACATCTATCTTCATGAAATCAACCTTGTCAGCATAAACATTATCTAGTCTCTTAGCAGCAATCTCTTGAGTATAAAAGTTTCCATGCTGACCATCGTTACCTATTCTATGCTCTCCAACTATTCCAGATCCGCCAATATTCTCTTCCCAAATATTTAAAATAAGATCATCTTCTTTATCCGATAGGGCAAAAGGGTGAACAGATATAGGGGAAGACTCGTCATAAGAATTAAATGTTTTAGCAATAGAATACATATCGCACAATCTAGTTATTGGTTCAAATGCTAGAACTGAACCAGTTGGACCAGTAAGTCTTGACATAACCTCTGTAAAATAAAATATGTTTGCTCCGATATCAAGGCAAGTCCATCCTGGCTTTATATTCTGGATCATCCACTCAGTAAGCTGTTTATCCCATACGCCACTATCTATGCAGCTACGCTGAACATACTTATCTGTTTTATCTCCAGTATAAACATAAAATGAATCTAAAACTTTACTAAAGGTAATTGATTCAATATTTCTTGGGTCTACTCTCATCTTTTTTTAATTAATCCGAACTGCTCTAGATATCTCTGTATAGTCATAGCAGAGACCCCACACTCGATTGCAATTTCTGTAACCGTTTTCTTTTGAATCACATACCTTCTATATAGCCATGGTTGGCTTTGATATAATTTCATCGTTCCGTCAACACCTTGTTGGCATAATGTGCAATTCCAAATGAATCTGCAACATCAAAATCTGATATAGACAAGCCATACTTTTTATTAAAGTAGTCAGCAGTTCTTTGTTTTCTCATATTTCGCAACTGAGTTTTATACCATGAGTCTGCGTATCCTGGGTTCTTTACTCTAATAGCCTGCTTCTCATCTTTAGTTGGGTTCTTATTACCAATGTATGCCTGCCATGATGAAGGGCTAATAGTGATAACTTTAGCCCCAGTAGACATAAGCTCTGCAATAACAACTCCATATACATATGATAGTTTAATTACTGCATCAGGAGATCTTACAAGTATGGCACCCTCCACGGCAATATAGTCTGACTTTAACTCTTCTAGCATTACATGCATCTTTACCTTAGCGTCATATATCTTTTCATATATATCTGATCCAACAAACTCTATCTTACCCCACTTTAGAGGCTGATCATTTTCCATAAGACAAAAGGCTACAGAGTTAGTTGATGCATCAATTCCAAGAACTCTGTTTGCCCTAGTTTTTACCAGGTCAGCTAATTTCATCTAGCATCCCAACAATTCTATTTCTTTTAGTTATATCTATTTTCTTTTGGCATGAGGCACATAATGTAGTGTCATTGTATCTACTTAGCTGTGCTCCACACTTCTTGCATCCACGAGCAGCACCATTTCTAATAGCCTTCTTTTCATAATACTTTTCCATAATTCTACGATTAGTTGCAACTCTGCAACACTCATCTGTACAATATTTTTGATTATGTGTTTTTGGCTCAAAGTCTTTGGCGCATTCTTTGTTTGCACAAATCATAACTTAGGCACCTTATATGTTTCTATCTGAACTGTGCCAGTAAGTCCAGCGTAACATTCCTTTTTAATTGGACAATAAGTGCATGGCATCTTTGACTTAGATGATCCTGCTGGACGCATAGGAAGATCGCCTTCCTTAAAGTTATCCCAAACCTCGCACATCCAGGTAAAAGCCTCTTCAATTATCTCAGTATTCTTTTCATTCATAGAAACTGGAATAACTATTAATTCTTGAGTGTTTTTATTCTCATAAAGGAAGAATCCTTCTTTAGCATTCTTAAGCTTCATATAGGTTAAAAGCTGTAGTAGGTGATTTGTTGTAGGCTTCATCTCTGACTGTCTAGCATCCCATACTTCTTGCTTTGCCGTTTTAATTTCACCAATTACAGTTTCATTATCATACTCCATAATTAAGTCGATAAATCCTCTAATCGGTGGATACTCATTAACAATCTCTTCTTCTTCTGCTCTCCACTCTGGCATTGTCTTAATTAAATTCTGCAAGCGTTCATGTGCCTGAGTTCCCTGAGCCATATTAGCAACTGCAACTGCATCATTATCATCAATAAACATTGCTCCGCTAAATGCCATATACCAGTATCTAGGGCATGTGCCATGACCATAGCCAAGAGAGCTTGGGCTAAACGACTTCTTTGTCATCTCTCCATCTGGACGCTTTGTATTTCTATATGACTCATCAAGTAATCGTGCAAATAGTTCTGGGTCGAAGTGCTTGCCAGTATGCTTTTTAAACTTAAGGTTCTTTACAATATCTCTAGCCATTATATCTGACCACATACTTTAGTGCGTCAACTAGTTTGTCTACTGACTCTTTTGCTGAATAGTAAATATTCTTCTTATTATTGTTTACTGTTCCAGCCTTGTCTTTAGCAATAGTTGAATAAACTGAAGCCATCATAGCAAATTTAGTAGACATAGCCTGTAGCTCAATAATTAGAGAAGGGGCTTTTGCTGCTGGCACGTCAGGATTCATTAACAACTTTACAACAATTGCTAGCGTCTTATCTAACTGTTCATCTTTCATATACTCATGAAGATCATTAAACTCAGTGATATTATTAATAAGTTCTAGTGTATTTAGGTCGCTCATTATGCAAACCTCGTCACAATAGCATAGCCAATCCAAAGTCCAACTATTCCCATTAGCCCAGCAAATACTGGTGGGGCAGGAATTGGTAGCTTAAGTATGCTGAATATTCCACCCACTGCAGCACCAGTTAATGTTGTATATAGTATCTCTTTCATTACTTTGCCTTCTTATGCTTTACTATATAAGGACCAACTACTGATCGTATTGTTCCATCTTTACGAATCTTAACAATCATTCCATTTTTAATAATGGTGTCATTAAATCTACGCTTATTCGCCATGATTATCCTCCCAAAACTGAATCAGTTCTTCCAATACAGCCCATTCAATAATTCCAAGACGAACCTTGGAATCTGTTCCTATAATAATTTTTAATGCTGGATGCATGTCTCTGCTTACCTTAAATGTATCCGTACAAATCTTTGACCAGGCTGGTTTATTTAAAGTAAAACTCTTAGATGCTTCTTTGTAATCAACTAGGAATTGTTTCCATTTAGCATCGCCTTTTTGATAGTCGCCACGTCCGCTATTCTTTTGCGCTTTTGCACCATCACGTTTTACTTCAGATCTTTCAGACATTATTCAACACGCACTTGATTCTTATGACCGTTTGGGCATTCCCATGCAAGCGTTAAAATTGCAGGATCCCAGAAGGCTTCCTGTGCATCTTCATCACACTTTGAGCATGGTTTAAGTCCATGAATTGATTGAAGTTCTGATTTATGAATAAGCTCTGGCTTATGGAAAAACTCATTAAGATTTGGCACTTATATCCTCTCGAAGTTTTTCAACTACATCTGGATTCTCTCTAAGATACTGTACTGCTTTAGCACGTCCTTGGAATCTTTCTCCATTAACAGTATACCAAGCGCCACCTTTTTCAATAGCTCCAGTCATTTCTGCAACGTCAAGAGTTTCTCCAACGCTATCTACACCAAGAGTTTCCCCTTGGTAATAAAAGTCGTACTGTCCTGATAAATTTGGGGGACCGAGTTTGTTGTAATCAATAATCCAGTTAACTGGCCTGCCAACTCTTTGTTCAATGATCTTGTCGCCAACTTTAACCCCAGCCTTAATAGCATTCGCCTCAGCCTCAGACGACCAGAGTTTAATGACAGTGGAAGAAAAGAACTTGACTGCCATGCCACCTGTTGGGATGTGACTAGCATGCATAGATCCAAACTGATTTCGTTGTTGTGAGATGAGTACAAGTAATGTGTTTTTGTTTGCATAATTTAACATCTTGACTGCGTGAGTCATATCCTTTGCTTCAGCGCCGATTTGCTTAGTGTCTTGCAAATCTTTTAATTCATTTCCATCTTTTTCAAAATAGATTGCTGGTAGTAGTGCTGAGATTGAATCAACTACAATAACATCTACACCTGCATCCATTAACTTAGTAGACACATCTACCATATCATTAACAGTCTTAACCTTTGAATGAATAAGGAGTGATGAGTCAACGCCCAATAACTCTGCCCATGACTGATCATATGAATCTTCCGCATCAATCCACGCACAGGTCTTTCCTTCTTTTTGAGCTAATGCAATCATTTGTAAACAGAAAGAAGATTTTCCTGCAGACTTGTTACCCCAAACTAAAGTTTGTCTCCCATAACCAAGCCCGCCTTTTAAAGCCATGTTCAATCCAATACTAGGGGTTTGTTGCTTTAGCACCTGAACATTTTGTGCAGACTGAACTCGTGCCCTTGTTTTTGGATCTAGTTTTGCCAATATTTCATCTAATACAATTTTCATTATTATTCTTTCTTCTCTCTAGTTATTATAGCATTAAAACAGGTTGCCGTGAAGTCTTGGACGCTCTTTATTTTTATTAATCTTTGATTCTAGAACCTCATCAAGACTATGTAGGATCTGCTCTTCATTTCTCATTGCTGCATATACATCTAGCAATCTAATAATTACATCAGCCATTTCTTCTACAATCTTTTCAGATCCATGACTCTTTCTAATTGCTTCTAATACTTCAGTAACTTCTGAATGTACGAGAGCAAGCTTGTTTCCAACCTTGTCATGAGAATACTCTCCATCCCAAAACCCCTTTTCTTTTGCTGTTTCATGTAGCAATGCTGCTAATGCGTCAAGCCCGTACTCAGTTAAAATATTATTGCTGTTCAATTTTTTCCCTTAAACTAAATGTAAATGATGGGCCAGTCTCATCATAATCAATAACTAACTCTTTTTCTGTAGCCCCTGCATCTAAAAACCTTAAAGTGGGTACAGTTAATTTGCCATGCTCTTCTAAAATAGCTACTAGCACCTGATTAATGCTAATTGATGTAACCAGACCTTCTATATTATCTGTCATTTTATTTCCTTAACCATCAGTGTTCCATCATCTAATTTAGATAACACTACCTGACATGTCATTCCCTCACGCATTTTTGCTAAGGCAATCTTATACATACTAGAGAATACGATAGCTCTAGTTAAATTCTTATCCTTATCTGACAGTACAATGTGTGCCATTGTTTTGCCAGCCTTTGTCTTGTAAGGGGTAAAGTCTACCACATGATACTGGTTTTCTTCAAGGTCATACTCTTTACGATATAGGTAATCTACAAATGAATCCTTAGACTGAGGATTGATATCTTGAACCTTAACATATCTTGCAATTCTATTATCTCCTACTAGAATAAAATACATCTGATTAGTTTCAATTGGAGTCTGTTCATTATGGAAAAGCCCAATTGATCCAGTCTCGTCTACCAATTCAATTCTTGCCCAACCAGTTCCACGCTTGATAGACTTGGCCATTCCAAACATTACAAATGAACCTAAGTCATCAAACTCTGAAATTGGACGAGCCTGTGTTTTAATTCTAGGAGGAAGATCTAGATTAAATGTTGGAATACCAAGGTACTCATAGTAATTATCTTTCTCATTACCTTCTCTAGGATTATCTTCAAATGCCGCTGCACCAATAGCGTTCAATGCAGATATTGCTCTGCTATTAATTCCGCTTCCCTTTTTAGAAGCTTTATCTATAAAATCAGAGTAGTTAGTGTATGGTCTTTTCTCCATAATTTTATTTGCAATGCTGTCAGAAATAAATTTAACTTCTGCCAACCCAAATCTAATTGCATCTTTTTGCAGAGAGAAGTAAATCTCTGACTCGTTGATATGAGGAAGTAATACCTTAAGACCTAATCTTTTAGCTTCAATTAAGTATTCTGTACGAACATCCTTGTCATTTTCGTTTTTAAGAATCGAAAACATGAACTCAAGAGGGTAGTAAGTTTTAAGCCAAGCCGTATAATAAGAAAGCATGGAATAAGCAACAGCATGAGAACGGTTAAAAGAATAGCCAGCATGAGCCTCGAAAGTATGCCATAAGGTTTCGGCTTGCTTCTTAGAAATGTGTTTTGAAGCCCCAACAATAAACCTATCTTTGAACTCGTCAAATTCTTTTGCATCTTTCTTCTTTCCGATAATCTTGCGGACCTTATCAGCCTCTGACCAAGACATTCCACCTAGGTGTACGCAAGCTTGCATAACCTGTTCTTGATATATGATAACACCATATGTATTTTCAGTAAAAGGCTTCATGATAGGATGAATATATTGAACTGCTTCTTGACCATGTTTTCTTTTAATATAAGATGCACCCACTGTATTCATTGCTCCTGGACGAACCAAAGCATTTGATGCAGCGAGATCTTCAAATACACTAACTCCCATTTTAATCAATAGGTTTGTATATGGGGTTGCTTCAGCCTGGAATATACCCTTAGTATACCCTTCGCTCAATGTCTTATAAACTTTTGGATCATCTAGAGGAAGGCTAGAAAGATTAATGACCTTTCCACTTCTATCCTTAATTGATTTTAATGTATCTGATATCACAGATAAGGTCTTAAGTCCTAGTGCATCTAGTTTAATAAGACCTATATCTGCAACCGTATCCATATCGTATGCAACGACTGGAATTCTGCCTGACACATCATCGCTAGCATCTGCACGAGATTCTACTGGAGCAAACTTTCTAATATCGTCTTTAGCTACAACAACTCCAGCTGCATGTACTCCCACGCTTCTAATCTTGCCACGTAATCTTTCTGCTAGCCATACAACTTCTGGATACTTCATTCTAAACTCTTTTGTATTTGGCGAATCCATAAAGTCTTCAAATGTGTCAATTGATTTCATTGCACGATTAACATCAGACAGCGGTACCATAAATACACGAGCAGCATCTCTAATTACACCCTTATCTTTAAAATAAGTGTAAGTTGAAATAGAAGCAACGTGCTTAAACTTTTTCTTTAAATAATCTTTTACCTCTTTGCGACGACGGTCTTCAAAGTCGGTATCAATGTCTGGAAAGTCATTACGTTCTGGATTAATAAATCGGAAGAACAGTAGGTCATACTTAATTGGATCTACATCTGTAATTCCTAGGGCATAGCAAACAAGGGAGCCAGCGGCAGATCCACGGCCAGGACCAACCATGATGCTATTATCTTTAGCCCAGTTAATCATATCTGCTACAACTAAGAAATATGAGGCAAATGATTTATCTTTAATTATAGATAACTCTTCATCAAGTCTGTCTAGGTAGACCTGATCTTCTGACAGATTTAGCCTTTTAAGGCCTTCTAAGGCCATTTCGCCAAGCTTTTTGTCAGCATTGGTCTTAGGGACAGGGAGGAGGTCCAATCCCCTGTTAAAATCGTATTCTCCAATTTTATTGGCTATCTCCATGGTATTCTCATAGATATCTTTTCGAGTAATTCCAGCCTTATTAAAGTCAGCCTCAATTTCATCCCTAGTCTGAATGAACAAATTATAGTCTATGAATGATATCTTTCTATCTGGATAAAGATAGTTAAATCTATCTAACATATCCTTAATGTTTCTAGACATGTCAAAGTCTGCTTCTTTATCAGACTTAGGAGATGTTGATAGAATAAGCATAGCCTCTTCTAATATACGATCTTCTTCTTTAGCAAAGTGGGCATCTCCAGTTGCCACCGCCTTAATTTTAAGTTCATCTGCCAGTTCAAGCAGCTTTGAGTTTATTTCTTCTGGATTGTGAGATTGAACCTCAATGTAAAAATCTTCACCGAAAGTCTTTTTAAAGTCTTGGAGAACCAGTTTAGCCTCAGAAAACTCGCTCCTCTCGATAGCTTTAGAGATAAGCCCATTAAGGCATCCAGACAATACAATAATACCTTCCGCATATTCCTTAAGCACCTCTCTATCAATACGTGGCTTATGATAAAAGCCTTCGTTCCATGCAAGTTCCTGTAATATATTTATATTCTCTAAACCCTTTTTGTTTTTAGCAAGGAGAATAATATGGTTATAAGCTTGAATAGATTTATCTGTTTTAGAGGAGCGATCAAATCTATCTGTTGGGGATATATACGCTTCTACTCCAAGGATTGGCTTTATGCCTTGTTCCTTACACGCAATCTGCATTTCACGGTGCGAAGATAATGTTCCGTGGTCTGTGATTGCCAATGCTGTCTGACCAGCATCCTTTGCTGCTTTTACAAGTTCGGCAGGAGAGTTAAGACCATCCATTAATGAATAGTAAGAATGCACATGTAAATGTGTGAATGACATTAACTCTCCGCCTTTAACCTTGTGTTACCAGTCTACACTGCTGGATGAAGCAGAGGACTCTTCTGTGTTGCCACCGTCACCCATATAGAAAGCTTCTTGCTCTGCATATGGTACGTGACGTACTGCTGTTTTTTCAAGATCATGCAATTCCAAGCCAGAGAAGTCGAATGGTGTTTCGTCTTTACCTAGAGGGATAATTGTATAACTTGTGTCTGTCTTTGAACCGTTACGCTTAATTCGCCACATCAAATTAGTGATGCTTCCCATTTCGCCAGCGTATTCAATTAATGTAGGTGTGATTGTCTTACCACTTGTACCTTGTGAAAGAATTGCAACGTATGGCTCTTCTTTGCCATCGTCTACTAATACATTGATGTAAAGACGTGTTCTAGCCTTCCAGCCAGCCTTTGGATCCTTACGGTGTTGTTCATTTGCCCAGTCACGGCCTTCAGTCTCCATTGTATCTAGAGCCTTACGACGGTAATCCTTCGGGTTTGTGTGCTCTAATGCGATAAACCCGCATCCAAGCTTGTCATTATATGTTGGTGAGTCTGGATCAAGTTCCTGTAGGAATCTAATCTTTACGCTTTCGCCGTCTTCAATCTTTAGCCAACGACCTTTGTTTTCATCCCCACCGCTATAGGTAGGCTTATCTAGTGCCTTGTTGAGGTCTTTTAGACCCTTTACTATACTCATTTATATCTCCTTTATAGTTGATGGTATAAATCCATCTGTATTTTTTATTATATCACGAGTTCCAAGATCTGTATTCTATGTCGGATACAGAATTTTTAATGCAGGTTTTGATTTCCTCATCGGTCATGTCGCCAACATCTTTTGCATCATGAGGATATATCTTACCATATTCGTACGAAGCCCACAAGAGGTCTTTGAACCTTAATTTATTTACTATGCTTTTACCTAATTCTCTACCAGCTTGGTCAGCATCAGTCATAACAGTTATTTTATTAAAATGTCTATTTAAAAGATTCTGCTGCTCTGTAGACAGGAAACCGCCAAGCGTAGCAACTACATTTGGAAATCCAGCTTGATGCACACGGATTGCATCAAAGCTAGACTCCACAACTATAACATGGTTACCAATTTTTTTGGCACGATGAATATTAAATAATGTTTTGCTCTTTGGTAAATTAGTGCTATTCTTAAAAGACTTACCTTCAATTGATCTGCCAACAATTCCTATTGGCATTCCGTCTGGGCTATGTACTGGAACAGTAACCATTCCCATATTCTTAGAGTATCCTAAATCAAAGTGTCTCATGGACTCTTCTTCAATACCCCTAGATTTGAAATAAGACTTACCCTCTTCTGTAGACAGTAGTTCTTTACTTAGTTTATTTAATGTATCTAAAGAAAACTCTTCAAATACTGGCTTCTCTTCCATGGCATCTGAAAGCAATGAGTCAAAGTTCTCTAATGCCTCAGCTTCTTTTGTTGCAATAAATCTCATTGCTTCAAATTCATTCTTATTCATAACACGCTTTACAAGTTCTTGTAGGGTTCCAGCCTCACCGCATGAAGGGTTAAAGCATATGAATGCTCCCTTTTCACGGCTTACGCTAAAGCTTGATGTGTGTCTATTGGAATGAAATGGGCAGTAGCATAGAAAGTCATTACCAGTCTCACCAACAATTTCAAGTCCTATGGATTTTAGGATAGACTTGATGTGCGTTGGCGTGTAGTGCGTGGTATCGACTTCCCTTGTGTTATACCCTCTAATTGCCATGCTTTCTTCTTTCCCACATAAACACCATGAATGCTCATTAAGAACTTCCATGTCTCGCCTGTAAATTCTACCGAAAAGGCTGGGTCTATGTCAAGTACCCTGACGTAACCTTTACCTCTCATGTCCTGAACTAACAAATTCTCATACTGTGGTCTCAAACTAATTAACTGAGAATTATCTTGAAACTCTACATCGATTTGAAATCTTTTAATTTTTCGATGCGTCATTAGCAAACGGATTCTCATAAATCTCTTTGATGATACCCCTGTTGATATCCCAATCTAAGAACACATTAAACTCCTGACCATGACGATTCTTTCTGCTAACAACCTCAATCATGTTGGTGTCGGTATACTTATGAATTGCAATTGCCATATCTGCATCGTACTCAATCGCTTTTGACCAAGCAACTTGAGACAGCATAGGAGGAGCATCTTGATCCGTAATATCATCCATTGTTGCTGCAGTAATGTCAATCACTGGAATGTTATTTGTCATCGCCAGCATTTTAAATTCACGAGATACGTTCATGTTACGCTCAGTTGCGCCAGAGCTTCTCTTATTATCTGAGAATAGCTGGTGATAGTCAAGGATTACTAGGTCTGGTTTATGCTGATCTATCTTTGCCTGAACAGTATTAGCGTTAACGTCACCCATTCCTTCGTTAGATACAAGGATAAATCCATTTTTGTTTTCAAATCTTTTCTGTCCCCATGACCTAAATGTATCAACATTAACATCACCTCTTGCAAAGTCTGATGCACGGAATAGACCAGAACCCATCATTGTGTAAATGCGATCACGCATATTCTCTGGTGACATTTCAAGAGATACAATCATAGGCTTAAAGCCTTGTTCCCAAGCTTTGCAAGCCAAGTAGGATGTGAACCATGTCTTACCACGTCCTGGCCAACCAATAGCCACGATAAGGTGTCCTGGAGCCATTCCTGTTGGATATGCTTTATCAATAGCATCGAAGCCTGTTAGAATTCCTGGAGCCCCGCCCATAATAGTAGAACGCTCTTTAACGGCTAAGAAATGCTTCTCTGCCAATTCAATATCAGTAATGTCTACGTCACGTACGTTATTGGTAAACTTTGAAAGCTGTGAAAGTTTTGCCTGCAAGTCACCTAGAACTCTGGATGCTGCATCTTCTCTGAGAGAAGATCCGCTCTGCAGAATAATATTCTTTAATCTTCCAGTTAGGTATTCATTTTTAAGCTTATCTAAATAGTATCCAGTCTCACCCTTTGTTTCAACTGGGTCAAAATCTTTGAATCGCTCCATAAGAATTCCAACTTCTGGAACTGCTTTAAACTTATAATAATAAGACTTTAATGAATCCCAAATGTCTTTATGGGAAGTGAATATCTCATCAACATTGTCTGCAAGTAGTGTGCTTATGTCTTTATTCTTGCATACTGCTGAGATTAACTCTGCTTCTGTATTCACTCGTTCCCGCCTTCAACTAATTCTTTCGTTGCCTGAAGTAGCAATCGACGATGCTTCTCATCCTTCTCACGTTCTGTTTTTGCATAATCCATCTTGTCAAAATTATAAAAAAAGAAATTTAGTGGATGACCAGACTTTGTTGTCTTAAAGTAATATACTAAAAGATCCTTAGCCTTGTCAAATCCTACGCTATCAATAACATCCTGCATAGCCCACTTTTCACGAAACTTATTTATGCGTGGCTTTCTTCCATACTTTTCGTTATAAAGATTTTCATATAGACCAATTAGAACATAGGGCTCTTTCTCACTTGCCACGTTTTAATTCCTCTTCAACCTCACGAGTTTTCTCAATTAGCTTACTCTCAACAAAAGCATAGACTCTTTCAGTAGCAGCATCCACATTCTCTCCACTGCGAACATCGTCTTCCACGCCAATACCAATTTTAATGCTTTCGTAGTTTCCTAGATTGCGTGTGAACGACAGGTCCACCTTCACTCTTGTTTCTGACATTACTCCGCCTTCCATACAGGTACAAATTTTCCATCTTCTGTCTTAGTATACAATATTAAGTTGTGTTTGAGAATAGCCTGAAGCTCTGATCTTGAAGGCAATTCTCTAATGTGTCCAGCATCAATAATAAACTGATGAATGTCCAATATGTCCGATTCGCTCAACATATACTTAGACCAAGTACTATCTGGGTTACTAATTGGATATATCTTCTGAGGCTGTTTAATCTTGCCCTGCAAAATATATTCCTCTATAGTAACCCTATGTCTACCTAGAATTTTGCTTACTTCTACAACGCTGTAGGCTTTCTCCATATTCTTCTCAACCTGAGAATAAGGATACATCATTCTTTTTTTATCTAAATAGCACCATGCAATTATTTCATCTCTTGCTCTCGATAGCTTAAGTACTTTATGTACTTTACCATTTAAGAAGAAATAGACGAATTTTTTGCGTAGTCTTTGTCTTTTTTCTCTAGCCATCTACCGAATGCATTCGTTTCTTTATTGATCATCCAACGCTTTCCGCAAAGGATGCAAAACAGTTCTGTATGTAGTTTCTGAGAAAATACCCTATCAACGAATACTCTTCCATTACATCTGCCACAGGTCATCATAGTGTAAATGTTTTCCCATCCACAACACATGAGTAATCTGGTGATACGTGAATCATTTGAATATGGGGATAGTCATTAACAATATGAGCAATAGCAAATCCCTTTTGCCAGTCATGATGCTGACTATACTTCATACCATCACTCTTTTCATCACACATGTGTCCAATTTCATAACCACGAAGAGTTTCTCCTTCGCCACCATTTCTAAGTTCATATGTTACCATATGCGAAGCAATTCTGTGAGAGTGGCCTCTAATTAAAGATACTTGAAGATCTTCCATATCTTTTCTTACAGAGCCTGATGCTGCAATTGATAGCCCATGATGAACATGAACATCTCCGAAACGGCGTTTTGGCAATTCATTATAATAAATATATTCATAACCTAGAGAGTCTAGACTCCATAGGGATTCTGGTGTTACCTCTGAAATATATTCTGGAAGCTTTGCGTCTACATAATTAAAAACTCTAATGTCATGATTTCCTAATGCAGAAAATAATTGAGCATCTGGCAACATCTCTCGTGTCTTAGTGTAAAAATCTCTTGCGCCTTTTGCTTCGTGACGCATCATGGGTACAATTAAATCTCCACTTTCAGTCTTGTGGTAATTTAAAAATTCAGCTGATCGTCCTTCAGTATACTTACTGTAACATGCCTGATCATCCGTATCTCCAAGATAGTCTACCACGTCTGGCTTAAACCACTTCATAACCTTAAACCATAGGGCAATCATTTTATCGTCTTGATATGGAAATTGCTGATCAGATGACAGCATCCATTTTAAATCGTTTGTCATTTAGTTTCCCTGCGTAAAAAAGGGTCACAGATTAGTGACCTTGATATTATCTAAATTGTAGCATATAGCTACAGCCTGTCAATAGGCTAGTTTTGAACTGCTACAAAATGAAATCTTGCAGTTCCAGCGGTTGTGCTAGAAGGAATTCTAACCCTGCACTTTGCGCCAGTAGTTGTTATTGATATAATTTGAGGGGCATAGGCAAGTGTTACGTTTTTAGTAATCCCTGCAAGGTACGGGGTTAGTGCTATATATGGCTTCTTTGTAAACCCTGCGTCAGAATAATCAATATCAAATGGGGTATAGGCTCCAGCTGTTAAATCAATTTTTTCTGTAGTTCCACCAAAAAACTTTGGGATAACAATATCTGCTACCTTTTTATTTTCAATATTAATGGTAGACCCAGCACTTATCTTAGATCCAGCTAATGCTTCGACAGCGGACAGCCTTGTTAGTAAATTTTGCAGCGCTGCTGCATCAATTGGATCTCCGTCATTAAATGTGTCTGCCATTATAAGTTTTCTCCTAATTCATGTGCTGAAATTTCTTTTTCAGAAACCTCAATCATATTTGACTTATCTAGACCATATCTGCTAAAAGAATCTGGGTCTACAATGTGTCTTAGTTTATTTTGTGATACTAGATACATTTTACCATCTGCTACGTTCTTGATCAAGGAGCCATCTCTGAATCCCAGTTTGCCAACTAGCTTAATCCCTGATAATGCCGCCTCAGTAGCTAATACCGTAGTAAATAGCCATGACTGGGCGGCCCTATCTGAAATCAATCTATATCTCTTGCCGTCTTTAATCCAATAAGTATCTTTATCTGTTTTAACAGCGATTCCAGATGGGAAATTAGTCGGCGATGTTATTAAGCTTTTCTGAATAGGCTTCTGCCGCCTCAAATTTAGCATCTGCTTCTCTCTTTGCATTTTCAATTTGTTCTAAAGCCTTTGTATAATCTGCACGTAAAATAGCAATTTGAGTTTCATAGTTTGAAACTATTTCACCAATTCTCTGTTGCAGGGCTGTAATGACAAGTTCTGCCTTCTCTGCCATGTTTATCCTATTCTGTAATTACAGTTAAAGAATCTCTTTCTTCAACTAGAGCTGCTCTTCTAACATTAGCAGAAGCGATTCTTCCACTTGTAGATGCAACCTGTATTGCGTCTGGAGTATCAATTGCCTGAGCCTCTATCAAATCTAGCTGTAAGCCATAGATGCTATAGTCTATAGACTTGATATGCTGATTTACAATATTCAACTTCTCTTCATTTGTTAATTCAATAGTCATTTTTTACCTCCTTTCATATTATATCATTTAGCCTTGATTAGTCAAGGCCTGTCTTTCTTCTAATAAAGCCATTTTTTTGCTATTGCATATAAAAAGTTCATCTTCTAATGAATACTTATCTTTAAACTCTTCGGCATGTTCAATGAATGAATTCATTATAGCCTCAAGGTTGTCGAGCCTGCTGTTTAAAATACTTAACTTCTCTTCATTAGTAATCATACATTCTCCTATACATAAGTTGTGCTTGATGGGTACCAGGCTGAATATGTTGAAACTCCAGCAGAGTTTCTAGCCCTTACCTGGGCTCTAGCATAGTTATTTGATCCTGAGTAACCTTGGGTAGAGCTAAGCTGTAAAGATGTTCCAGTTATGCCTGTAGTGGTATAAGGTCCAAGACGGTTGGTAGTATTTGTTGGACTAGATGTTCGATCTGTATAATTTAGCACCTCATATGATTCTGCGCCAGAAACTGCACCCCAACTTACAAGTCCGCTTGTGCTTACGTTAACTCCGCCAGGTACTCCTGGAACTGAAACTGATGGGCTATTAACTGTAGGATATGCTGCTGCTACTGCTGATCCTGCTGAATTTGTAGCAGTAACTAAAAACCTCCAACCATAATTTGGATATAATGTGTTAATATTTGATGGTGGAGAAAATGTAGTTCCAGTTGTATATTGTACATAAGTAAATGAGCTCTGTGAAAAATATTCCCATGAGTATGAATATGAAGTAGGTGACCCAGACCATCCAGAAGTAGATCCAGTATATGTTGTTGTTCCAGCAGTTCCAGTCTCTGGATTTACTGTAGCAGTTCCTCCAGATGGGACAACTACTGGTTCAACATAAGGCGTAGATATAACTGTATTAGATCCCACTGTATTGCTACCGTAGGCATTAGATCCAGTAGTAAAAGCTTTAAATTGATCTGGTGTTCCAGACGCTTCTGAAGTAGTAATTGTATGGGTTGCAGCATTTGAAGGACCCGTACCAAAACCTTGTGACCCTACTGCGGTGTCAGTCTCAACAGGTTCTCTTCCTGTTGCTTTTCTAATAGTTGTTACGTAGCTTATTGTTGCAGTTCCAGACATTGCCCCAGCAACAGCGCTTATTGTTGTTCCCGCCATTTGTGTTCCGCTTGGTGTTAATGTTACCGAACCACCACTAGGGGCAACTCCTGGAGATACTTGAGTTATAGAGTTTGAAGACGCTGTAGTTGATCCACCAGCATTTGTAGCAGTAACATCGCAATATATACTGTAGTTATCATAAGAAGAAATACCTGAATATGAATTAGAATTTGTTCCAACGTTTATAGTGCTGGCATATGGTGGGTATGGTAAATAAGTATAAGCTTTCCATTGATATGAGTAGCTCGTAGGTGAATTATTCCAAGAACCAGTTGTTACTGAAAAATTACGTGTGCCGCTTGTATTTGTATTTACTGGAGAACTTACTAGAACTGGTGCTGCGCCTGCAACAGTAATAGACCGAGCCCTTGTACTTCTTGTTGGGTCTCCCTGTGGCTCCCATTTCAATACAGCAGTATAGCTTCCTGTATCATAATATGTTTTGCTTATTCCAGAAAAACTTGGATTGCTTACGCCAGTTGAAAAATATTGCCATCCACTATTTGTTCCATCTCCAAAATCTATTAGGTATCTTCTTGGGAAAGATGAAGTTCCAGAAGGATAACCTGCTGTTGTGCCAGAAAATGTTACAGAAGATCCTGGAGATACTGTAGATGAACTTACATTTAAAGTCATTGCTGATGATGGGTGAACGCTAACCATTGCTGGAACATCAAGTCCTTGCATGTATACGCTATCTGCTCCCAGAGATGCTATACCAGTAAAATAAGATGCCGAAGAATTTGTTGAAGATGAGGATGCTCTTGCGCTTACTCTAAATTCAAATTGAAATCTCGGTTGGCCTCCAGAGTATGTCGGCGTTCCAATAGAATACAAAGTATCTGCATTAATATATATTCTCCATGTTACCGTTGCTGTTGTTCCATTTAATGAAACAGATGTTGGAGTAAGATCGGTAGGAAATGATGTGCTTCCAATTACGGTACTACTATTAAATTCATATGTATTGCCATTAAAATTGTTATAGATTCTTGGCTCTAGTAAATAATAGGTAGATGCGGCTGCATCTTGAACGGTTGCCACAAAGTTTAAGTATCCGTCAGATATAATTCTTGGGGACGACTGATTATCAACAACTCCGTTTCCATTATCATCTGATACTGAAAGAGCAGTTATTGATGGCTTATTTCCAGTTGATACAAATGCGCTTATTGGGGAGCCAGTATGGTCTGTGTATGAATTAATTAAAACAATTTCAGCTATTATATATTGACCTGCTGGAATCCCTCCCATTGCAACATAGGAGTCAACACCGCTTACTGTTGTTCCAGTACCATTATAATCTGAGTATGAACCGCTTCTTGTATCAATAAGTCCAAATATATCTTGTATTGGGGTATTCTGAAGAGGTGTTCCTCCAGGAGACTTTGATGAATTTTGCCACCATTGAATATATGACCTATCAAGATCTGCTGCTTTCCACCAAGTATCACTGAATGAAAAATTAATAGATATAACTGGGTTGGTTCCAGAATAATCTTCTCCAATAGTTGGAGAGTTTGAGCTAAATGTTGGTGCCTGTCTTATAATTTTAATTGGTGGATTTGAAAACAATGTTGTTCCTGGAGGATAGGTAGACCATACGTTTGAAGCAACAATCTCATAAAATAGCCACCATCCGTCAGCCAAATATCTTTTGTATCCAATATCTGTTTCTGAGTTGCTTGTTAAGTTATAAACATCTGTTGTTTCTAATTGATATCTTGTTGTATTACCACTATTATCTTCAGAAATTTTCATTCTTCTTGAATTAATAGTAATTGGAGTAGCTCCGACTATGCTGGCTCCATTTGAATCATGTCCATACAATACTGTATTTATAGACTGTGGACTAGATGCTACTGTTCCATTATATCCAGTTAATCTAATATTAATTGGATCATTTAAATTAACCGCTGGAGCATCTCCAGGCCACATTTGAACCCAGCCATTTAATGTCTTAGCAAATAGTTTTGTTCCAGACTTCCATCCATCTGTTGCTTTAACCCATACCTTTTTGGCATTTGTTGACCAGCTGCTTGTTCCTACTTTAGCGTATATTGGCATTTGTATTCCTAGTATGTAATGAAAATGTCGCCGACATGCCCTGTTGTTGTAGCAGGGGTAGAGTTTGTTTGTTTAATATAAATATTTCTTACATATGCACCAGCTGTTCCGCCTGGATATAGAAGTGGTGCACCTTTTCTTAATCTCAAAGTTCCATCAATTGATATCCATGGAACACGAGTTGACAATGATGTTGATTGAACATTTGAAGATGAAGATTTTGCGGGATCTCCTAAATAAAGCCCCTCTGTAAAATACATTGCGGATTTTGTAGAATCAAACATTGCTGACTGAGTTCCACCAGATAAAATTTCTGTATAACTGGATCCCTCTATTCTCATAATGCTATTAGAAGAAATTTTACCGTTTTGTAATGTTAATTCTGGGGTAAAAGTCGCAGCTCCAACATAAGATGTGGATGTATCCTGATTAGTATCATTACTTTCAGAAAGCGAGGAATCGCTAGCTGTTGGCAAGCCTGTGGATGTAATTGCAGCAGTTACTGTAACTGACGCTCCAGTAATAGAGCCTCCAGTAATTGAAGGTGCAGATAATGAAATTCCTGAAGATAATGTTCCTAAGAAGAAAGCGTTTCCGCTTGAGTCGATTCTAAACTGCTTTGCTGTAAGAGTTCCGTTATCTAAATTAATAGCCATACCAGCCGTAGAATAATTAGATCCATCAGATGGTCCAGATTGTGCAGCATTTCTAATAATGCCTGTTGTTATTACTCCACCACTAATGCTTGTTACATTTGTGTTAACTTGTCCTGCTGTAATAAATCCAGAAACATCTGGAATAGAGCTTGATGAAGCATATCCAGTAATCAATGCAGACTTCATAACTACAGTTCCGTCTGCTTTTACATAAAAATTAGCATCTGTACTTCTAGATCCTCCTGCCCAAAAAACAATATCGCTTGCGGAGTTTGTATCTGGTGTCGCAATTCCTGCAGTATATGATGTACTTGAAGCCGTAATTTGTGCAGTAGATGAATTAAGGGTAATTGTTCCGCTATTTGAAGTTTTTGATATTGCGCTAGAAGCAACATTCCATCCGCCGATATTTGCACTAGTTGTTGTAAACAAACCAGATGTTGCATCAATTGTGGTTATACCAGATACCGTTGCTGAACTAAATGTTAGTCCAGAAGAATTTAATATATATCCAGCTCCAGATAAAGATCCGCCTGTATCTCCAGTAGTTGTAACTGTGTTACCAGTTAGAGTTCCACTATATAAAGAAGCACCACTTGCAATACTTACGTTTCCGCTAAATGATCCTTTTTTAGCTCTTAGGTCTCCATCTATAACAAAGGACGCACCGTTCCACTCAATGTAATTTGTTGTTGCTCCGCCGACTTTTAATGATGCAGATTGATTAGAATCTATATACCAATAGTTATTTGGATTAAATACAAGTCCTCTTTTGCCTGTATCTACTCCGTATCCAAATTTAAATGCTGTGCTATCTAAATCTGTAGGATTTGCCTTTGCCTTAAAGTAGCCAGTAACATCCACTGTACTTGCAATATATGGTGTTCCACCTACAGTAACATTAGAACCAGCAACATAATTAGAAGAGGTATTATTATACTCATCATATGTAGCAACTGCTATTTCATATACTAGCCCAGCTCCCAATCCTGTTAATCTATATGATGTTCCAGAACCAGGTGAATCTGCATAAGAATACACTGAAGAGGTTGTTGCCTTATATCTAATTCTGTATCCACGAATTCCGCCAGTTGTTACAGCAGGCCAAGATATATCTGCATATCCGTTAAAGCCTACTGTTCCACTGCTATCTAATCCGCCTGAAGTTGTTACTGATCCAACATCTGGTGGACCTTCATTATCTACAACTACAGGACTAGTTGGTGTAACAGCAACCGCTGTGCCATACGCACCGAAACCTCCGATGTTGTCAGAAAACCTTGCACGTACCCATCTCTTGTTTGTATTTGGAACAATTACAACTGCTGGGTTGCTTGATCCAGAAAATATTTTTGTAAAGCCAGTTGTTGGTGCAGTAAGGCTTGAAGATTCAATTTCTTCTATTTCTATCTTATCAAATGTTGCATCTGACGGAGTTGTATAGGATACGCTATATCCATTACTTATTGCTGAGGCTATAATTGTTGCAGATGGCAATGTGTTCGCATATGCTGAAGAGCTAAATGGAACTGAAGATCCTTCGTTGCCATATATGTTTACTGTTTTAACTGATCCGCTAAAAGAAGTTTGAGGTACACCAAATGCTGCTCTATTTTGAGATAAGCTTAATGTAAAAGATTGAGATGATGTTCCTGGCAATGGTGGCACATCAAATACCTTAGATGTTCCGCCGCCAGTTATTGTAACCTTGTAATAACTAAAATATTCTTCTGATGGATTATGATTAAATGAAACCTTAAAGTTTGTTCCTACCCAAGATCCAGAAGCAGATGTTGGTAAGGTTAGCGGTACAAGCTTTGGCGTTTCAAATTGCGATGTACTAAAATCTGACTCTGTTCCATCTAATGCAACAACTGTTAGCTTAACGCTATGAGCTACTGGAGGTACTGCAACCTTTAATGTTCCAGCTGCTTTTAATGAGCCAACAAGTCTATAGGGTGATCCAATAAGCGTTTCATCTTTTACATAAACATTAATTCTATCAAATGCTTTGCCGTATGGTTGACCGTTTGCGTCTAAGCCATTCCATGTAATATTTAAAATTCCATTGAAGTAAGTAAGATCTGTATTTAAAAATTTTGGTGCAGTAAGGGTAGGTAAATCTACGGTTGTAAGTGTATAGCCATCCGACCACGGACTTAGTTCGCCATCAGAATAGACCCATTGGAATTGAAAAGAATATTTAGTATCTATCTTTAAATTGGGAACAGGAACTGTAAAATAATCTTGATCTGTTAATTGATTATTTTTAGCTAAGTCTGAAGGAAAGTATTTTTCGGCCACTTAGAACTCCAGAAGCATTTTGTATTCTATGTCTACAGGTCTTCCTGGCTTTTTAATTAGAGGGGTAGACAATACATATCTGCTAATAATTCCATATGATGGATCAAATGTGTCTTCGTCGTTAATTCTGATTCCATCGAAATAAACTGATGTGCTACCTCCAGTAGCTGTTACCTCAACTCCAATTTTTATAATTGAAGATGGATCTGGTAAATTTGGAGATGCGGTATAGTTTGCAAATAGGTTACTCAGAGATAGGCTCTGTACCTTATCGCCTGTTCCAGATAATGGGGTAAAATCAATATAGTAATATGCTGAAGATGAACTATAAAACTTTAGTCTAATCTTAGAAAGATTATTGTCTGCCTTCTTATATGCAATTGCTATACTGTCATTTACGCTATATCCAGACAGGTCATAGGATACTAATGAGTTAATATATTCTTTAGGGAAACCAGATGTGGCATCAATTCTAACCATACTGTCACCAATTTTTGACAAGAATGTGTATTCTCCAAGTGCGTCTACTGTATTGCTTTGAGATACTGGATTAGACGATCCGTCAAACCAGTTAAAATTATTTGAAAAAGATGAAACAAATGCGCTGTCGAAATTATTAAAAGATGTTCTGCCACTTGGATATAATCCCATTTCAGAAATTACCCCAGATATATCTTGTGGGATTGTTGATTTATAAACAATGTTATAAGCAAATACTGGGTCTCCGTCTATATCTACACCAGTTTGAATAACATCAAATCCTGATAACTCTACTGGCATTCTGTAGAACTCAAACTCTAGTCTAGTATCATTACCTTTAGGGTCTGCCGCCGTTGATCCTATTCCTAAAGCTATCTCTTTGCCCACAAATGCGTTATTGCCAGATAGGTAGCTTGTTAAAAATCTTTTACCAAATTTAGTTATCATTTTCTCTCAACCTTTACATTTATTGCTTTTAGCGCTTCTCCACTGCTATTTCTAACTTTAAAAACTACTTTTGCTGTAGGGTTATTTGCTGCATCATAAACAATTTCATTAGAAACAACTTGTATATCAGAAAGACTAGGCTTTAAGTTATTGCCTTCCTCTGGCCCGTCTGGCCCGTCTGGACCCTCTGGACCATCATCTGGATCCTCTTCTGGATCTTCTTCTCCATTATTTAGGTCATCAGATGATTGCTGACCAACTAATCTTGCGGCTGCAACGTTTGGGGTTAGATAGGCTAAATAGTTTGAATTCGCTACAACATCAAGCTCTGAGCCTACAACAGTAACTAATGGAGCTGTGGTTGGCTGAGCACTCGAAGAGGTCTTTGATTTTTTAACCATTTTTTTATTATACCATTTATTAACTATAAATAGATCTAGTAGTTATCTTGGTCTTTAGCCCTTCCTCGAAACTATTGTTTATACTGGATACTATAAATTTTTGTGTTCCATCTAGGCCATTAGAAGGATAGTTAATTGTAACAAGATCTCCTACAGAAATCAAGGGGTTTGAGAATATTTCTAATTCGCATACTGACTGTTTTTTAGACCATTGGTTCTTAATCCAATCAGATAAATTTTTTGCGTCCTCTTCTCTTTGAATCCAGGTGGACTCAAACGTGGCCTGCTCTGGGCTAGTGAACTCATTTATTGTTTTATCCAAGTATTCATTTTGACCAGACTGCACAATCGTATTTCCAATAATACTGAATGAGGCAAATTGAGAATCATCTAGCGGGACAAATGTTCCTGCGTTATTTACCACATATACCTCTGCTCCAAATGAAGTTAGTCTGGAGCCAAGAACTTCTACATACTGGCTTAGGCCAACGCTTGGGAATACAGGGAAAGCTGGTCTTGAGTCGTATTTAACATTAATCTTTTTTAACTCTCTTGCAACAGTTCCAAATTCATCGACTGCTCCTCCAGGTACTCCACCACTGTCAAAGCTGCTTGTTAGTTTATCTCCGTAAAGGAATTTTAAAGCAGTGCTTCCAAATCTTCCGTAGTACTGGTCTTGTAAGATACCTTGCTCGTATTGAGTTTGATTTAATGGAACTGCATATACATAATCAAAGAACGTGGATCCTACGTTTGAGTAGATTGCTAAATTTGAAGTACGTGCAAGAATGTCGTTTGAATCAGCAGCAGTTATCTTAAAGTTATTTATAAAAACATCTATCACTACTACTTGATTTGTTGAATCATATTTTACTCTAACATCTACTTTATAAGAAGTTGAGCCAGTAAGAAATGCAAGTGTCTTTGCTTTGTCTTGTTGAGAATCTGTAAGAGAAGTCTTAATTCCATTTTTAACTTTAAATATACCCAGTGCCTTGTCAGACCCACTGTCTGCCAGATTAGAAGTAGTCTCCATAGAAATATAATAGCCATCCATACCATTAGGACTTGTAAAAAATCCAATTCCACCAGAAGCGTTAACATTCTTTACAGTGCTCTTGAAGAACATTCCTGTTCCAAATGTATAGTACTCTGAAGATTCTGATATATTCATATCTTTTACAGCCACCGCATTTAAAGCTTTATTAGTGCTGTCAGATGTTATTTGAAATAAAGACTTCTGGATTTGCTTAACTGGAGAAGTTATATCTGTTTCAGCAGGAGTTGAATTTAAAGATGGAGGTGTAGCAACAGACCATGTAACATTTGATGGTACGCTACTGGCAACAGTAGTGTCTGATGTATTATTAGTTTTAAAAGTGTTATTGTATCCGTTCCAGCCAATTGCTGCAACTGAACCTGAAGCTGTGTGGAAAGCTGGTGTCGTGCCAAATGCTCCTCTGGCTTTAATTCTTATTCTTCCAGTTTGTCCTATAGCTTTATTGGCTGGCAGAGTCAGGGATATGTTATTTGCAATCTTTTGAAGGTCGCTCTGTTGTTCTATGTCTACTTTAGATACAGTGCCTAACTTATTAACGTATTGATACTCTACTGCGTCATATTCAATAATCTCAGAATCAATTACTAGGTATCCAGAATAGCTATATATGATTTGCTTGGTTTCTTGATTTACTGTTATTGGAGATAGGCTAATATATGAACCAGCGCCAGCATCATTTAAAAGCGTTGTGTTAAGAGAAAATGCTCCTAGATAAGAAGATCCAGATTTCCATAATGGCTGACCACTTCCGAGAAGCTCGCTTGCAGTTACTGGATTCCATAAAATCTTTACTTGATTAATTGCTGGAAGATCCCTTTTCTGTAGAGACATAATGTTTGGCAATATGTTTCCGTCTTTTGAATATTTAAAATTCCAGTGTGGTGTTGTTTGCGAAAACAAATAGTCTCGTGTGTAGAATTGCAGTACGTTGTTCTCATCAAATGTGGCTACCATCTGAGAGTCTCTACATATTTCTTGAATAGCATTCCATACTGTTTCATTGTCATCTGTCCACCAGTAAATAGGACTTAAGATTGATTTATCTGTGATGGTTACAACGCCATTTAGCTCAGTCTTTTTATAATTTATATTATAGTTAGTAAATCCAACGTTATCCAAAAGCTTTCTGATAATAGCTATTGCTGAACTATCTTTAGATACCATTCCAGGAACAATTATGTCCTGTAGTGATTTTGCTCCATCTAGGGCATCTACTGTTATGTTTCCGAATTCTGAAGTGGTCCATGAGTCCGCATAAAATGTACCTTGCTTTACCTTTTCATACTGACCTTGTGAATCTGTAAGAGGTGCTCCTGAGTAATACACTTTAATGTATGGCTTTAGCTCTGCACTCTTATAAAGATAAATATTTGATGCACTAAATGCTGTTCCCTTTTCGTATGAAATAATTTTTCTAGGAGATTCGTACGATACCAAGTCTAATGACATTGAGTTTGCTGAAACTTTTCCTACTGGCAAAATGTCGTCTGGGCTGCTAGATGATTCCTGGGATGTAGAAAAATTTGATATGTGTGGGGTTAGATCTGCCACCCATCTTGGAGATAATTCAATTACTCCTATGTTAGATCCGCTAACTTCAGGAGCCGTTCTAATAGGGGTACTAACACCTGATGTTACTAGCTTTAATGATGTTATAGATACTGGTGTTGATATAGTGGCAGGCTCTGTTGTCACCCATGCCGTTCCATTATAATAAAGAGTCAATGTTCCAGCATCGTAATTCTTTGTTCCGCTAGTTGTAAAAGGCTTTATGGCAGAACTTGTTCCTGTTGCAAGTACTGCGTCTCCTTCTTTATAAACAGTCCATGTTGGAGGAATAGCATGAGATATTTCAAATCTAACAATGATCTTGTTGGTCAAGACTGCTTGTGGGTATGTGATTTCTATATTTGCCCCAGTGCCTCTTTCAGATAACCAATACTTATAATATGTATCAATGCCAGGATAGTAGGTTCTATAATTTAATGTGTAATCTATATTCTTTGGATCTTTCCAGCTATTTAAATCTACATCACCAACAATTCCATATCTTACTCCCGCCCCTACTGGTCTAAATGCTTTTACAACTGAAGATGCTGGGAAAAGTTTTTTATAAGGTTTAGATCCATCTGTTCTAGTATACTCAGATCCAGTTACAGAAATATTATCAATCATAGAATTCATATTATATTCAATAGTACAACCAATATTAGATTTAATGGTTGTATTTTGCTCTATAATTGTTTTAACTGCTGGTGCCTGAATCATTAGACTTCTTCCAACTCAATAGATACATTCCAGTGTGGTTGTAAGCCACGCTTTACAACTGAAAAATTACAGCCTCCAAATACCACAGTATACGGCTCAAATCCAGACGATGACTGGTCTGCCCCATTTGATGCTAAGTTAATCTTAATATTAAATTCCTTTTTACCATCTTCGCTTAGATAAAATTGTCTTAGGTCTTCCGCTCCCCATGCCCCGTCAACAGTTAATGTTCTATATGAAGGAAGCATAGACCAAGACATTGAGAATCTTCTTTTATCTGCTATGTGATTTTTTCTAAGAGTTCCATTAGATGTTCTAATAGACTGTTCAATTCTTTCTATTGATACAGACAAATCTGACCTGTTATGCTCAGTTACTTTATTCCATATTTTAGTTGTGCCTGCAGGAGTAGCAAGAATATCTTTTGCTTCTATGCTTAGAACTGATCCTCTAGGTAAATACATACTCATTATACACTTCCTCCGATACGTCTGTCAATGCCTTCTCTTGCGTTAACTAAGGCTAGTTCTCTCTTGAAACTACGCAATACGTCATCGGCAGTCACATTTGTTCCATTCAATGCAATATCTATATTATATACGTTATTACTGCTTGGACTATTTGATATATTAACACCGCTATAGTTAGTTCCTCCAGGCATATTAAACTTTGGCATTGTAGCCGCATTTGGATAAATTGTGCCAGAAACATTAGGAATAAATCCTTCTCCTTGGGTTCCCAATGCGTTAACTCTATCGTTTACAATATATTGTTTGCCAGCGACAACTGCTCCTCCAAGAGCTTTCTTTTCATAAGGATTCTTTACTCTTGTAATATTTCCGTCATCGTCTTTTACTTTAAATATCGAAACAAGACCCTTGTCGTCTTCTGCTGAGAAATAATCACCCATAACTAAGCCCTGTTTGTAAGCAAAATTCTTGAGCTTTTGACCTATACCAAATTCGCCAAAATCTTTTAGTGGGTTTCCATAGCTTGAAAGACTTGCTCCTTGTATATCTCCCTTGGTGCCAGTACCCTGTGATCCCAGTGTAAACGGATCTTTGAGCGTTCCAGAACCACCCATGCTTCCATCTCTAACTTTGCCAGTTAAAATATTAACTTGTTGTGCTAAGATTTGATTTTTAGAAAGAGCTTTACCAATTTGATCTAGTACTTCTTGAGGAGTTGTTTTAATTCCAAGAGAGTCGCCCATCTTTGTTAGGGCAGCCATTGTGTTTTTAAACTCATCTGTTAACTTAAACTTATCTCCTTCCACTTGAAGTTTTGTCATTAAGTTATTTAAGTTTGTTGTGTACTCTGTTAATCCGCTATTAAAAGTATCAGCTTTAGTGCGAAGAGAAGATAGGCTTTCACCAGCAAGGCTTGCCTTGTCTGCAGCATTTTGATTCTTTTTAGCAAGGGCGTCTAACTGATCCTGTAGAGGTTTGATATCAAGTTCTGCCTTGGCTATGATTGCTTCTTCAGCAGATTTACGATTAGCATCATTTAGAAGTTGCTCAATTGTCATCTGCTCTTCTGCGTAGCCAGTCAGATTTCCTTGAGCTAACAGTTGCTGTGCTCTTAGTTGAGCCTTTTGAATTTCTAGCTGAGTATTCTCTGCTTCTGTTGCTCTACGAATACCATCAATTTTATCTTGTGCTGCTTTTCTAATTGCAGCAATTTGCTTATTTAATCCTTCAATTACTTTTCTAGAATCAATTTGGGCTTTTGCAGACTGACCTCTTTGAGCTTTTTCAAGACGCTTAATCTCATCTGTCATTCCCTTATATTTACTATTTGCAGCTGCTATAGAAGGATTAAGTTGAACTTGAGCCTTTACTATTTCATTTAATCTATTTGCAGCAATTGCTGCTTCTCCGCTCATGAATTGGAAGTTCATTGAAACTCCGCTAAGAGTTAGTCTATACTTTGCCCATGCGCTATTTAGGGTGTCTGTTTTATTTAGCATTCCAGCTAATAATGGATCTGTCTTGCCTATCTCTGCTATAACGTCCTTTGATAGACCAGCTTGCTTTCCAAATAAAACATTTATCTGGTCAAGCTTACTCTTTACAGCCGCCGCTTGTTGTTCTGCACTAGCTTTTCCTGACTCACCTAATTGCTTTTGCTTTGAAATTGTTTCTTCTAGGGTAGCATCCATTGCCATAAATACACTATGTAATGCCCTTGCTTGAGACTCAGCATCTCCAGTTTTCATTGCAGCCTCAAATGTTTTTACTGTTTGAGCTGATGCCTGCTCCATGTTTTGAATACTTTGGAATGCATTAGAACTAATAGCTTGTGCTGCCATGTTAGCATTTTCAGATTGCTTAATCATTGTAAAGATTTTAGCCGTAGCAATTTCTGCAGAATCTCCAGCCGCCATAAATTGTGCCTTTAGCTGAACAGCAACCTGACCAACATCTTTTCTGTCTGTTTGGTCAAACAATTCTACGTAGCTTGACATAGTTGTCTTTACTTGTTCTTTAAGCTTCTTATATTCTTCAATTGTCATCTTGATAGGAATGTTTGCTTTTGTCATGCTCTCATAAACCATAAGATTTTTTTCTTTAAGAGCCTGAGCATTTTCAATTGCTTGCTTTATCTTAGCGTTATAATCAGTATATTTAAATCCTGCTTTAGATGCTGCTTCTGCATCCATTCCAAACGCTTGTCTACCAATCTCTAGCTGCTTGGCTTTTTCTTTTTGCATCTTAACAAAGATAGAAACTCCTGCAGTTAATGCAGTAAGTGCTACTCCTAATGGAGATGCAAATCTTAATACTCCAGCAAGGCCTTTTATAACTGGGCCAATTAATCTAGCAGCTCCAGATAGGCCTCCAGAAAAAGCTCTCATCTTTGTGGTAAGAGTATCTATCGGTCCAAATGTCTTTGTTGACTTAACTGCTATGTCTTGAAGTCCTTGAGGAAGTTTGCTCATAGCTCTTCCGCCCATACTTGGAGATCCGTCTGCTCCTCCGCCGCCCATGCCACCAAATGAATACATTGAGCCAAGTATTCCTGACCCCATTGATATTGCAGTTCCTAAACCACCACCAATTTGAGAACCCAGCATCTGTCCACCAATTGCAATTCCAGTTCCGCCAATCATCTGCTTAACTAGACCGCCTCTGTTGTATCCTGGAACCATTCCTCCCATATTCATAAACAAAGATTCGTCTAGTGGTAGATGAGCATATGAAAGTTGCTCTCCTCCTCTAGTGCCAGCAGGCATTCCCTGTCTTAATGTTTCATAAGAAGTTCCTTGTTGAGAGAGTGGTCGTGTTTGTTCGTGCTCTATTTTAAATGGAGCTTGTCCAGGAAGCTCAACAATTATATTATTATTGCTACTTGGATCTACCTTAAATGATCCTGAAGGATATTTTTCAGATAATGTTTTTATTAAATTATCTCTTCTTTGTGTAATGGTACCTGTTCCTGGGAACTGGAATCTCATTGTATTTCTTGCAGCAATAGCTCTTAGTTGATCTCTTGTTACGCCAGCATTTAAATAAGCTTTTGTTAAATGTCTTCCAAACTCTTGCTCTGTGATATTGCCATTAGGATCAATATTAGTTCTTAAATATGTATTAACATCTTTGTGTTGCTGTGATGTTAGTGGAGGAAGCTTAGATCTTCTTAGAACAGCATTTGCCATTCCAAATACATTTGGGTCTGCAAATTCATCTAGGTAAGAAGATGCTGTTACTGGTGCCCCGCCACGACTTCTTAGATTTGCAGATTGACGTGCAGGATATACAGAATTTTGAAGAGTATTAATTGGAATACCAGCATCATCTAATAATGCCTTTGCTCTGTACTGTCTTCCGCCTCTAGCGCTGTTTATAGCCTGTAGCAGCGGAAGGTTTGCCCTGGTTGCTTCTGCGTTTACAACAAACTCTCCTGGGGTCAATACAGCTGGAACTATATCTTTATTTACATTAGGTCCTGGGACTCTTCTTCCAGTAAATCTTCCAGCTAGTCTCATTGCAAGTCCGCCAAGGTTAAACTTCTTAGGGACCGTTGTTTCAATGTTGTAGCCTGCTCCAGATGTTCTAACTCCTAGTGCTCCTGCTATTTTGTTAATAAAATCTCTTGTCTTACCCTTTTTAAATAACTCTCTCATATTAGATTTACCAGTTGGGTCAACTACTGGCTGATTTAATGTAGGAACCATTGTGGGGTTAATTGTTCTGCCCATAGCTGTTGCCTGTGCGCCAACTGCTGATGCAATCATTCTTTCTGTTTCCAGATTAAGGGCAATAATTTTTGCTTTTGCTGCTTCAACTGTCATCTTGCCTGCACGAAGCTCTGCAACGATTACTGCAGATTCTCTTGCAGCATTATCTGTTAGCTTAGAAACAACTGGAAGAATATCGTCAAACTGCATCATAAAGTCTTTGCTTACAACTCCTGTTGCAACAATTTGTTTCTTTAATGCTTCAATTTCTGCCTTTGATTGCATAGATAAAGTTGCCATCATGGCATGCCATCTAGCAGCTTCTCCTGAAACTATACCAGTTGATACTCCGCCTACTGTTGTTAGGCCAGGAACATTTGGAAGTCTTTCATTCATATAGATCTGTGGATTCTGACCTATTTTTTGATTAACTGGTCCAGATCCTGGAACCATTCCAAACATTGTCTGCTGAAGTCTTTCAGCATCGTTCATTCCAGATCTAGGAACCATGTGTGAGCTTGCTCTTGTTCCCATTGCTCCAGCTAGTGGATGATTTGGATCTACTACTCTTGGTCCGCCTGCTGCTACAACAAGGTTTCCCGCCATTGTTGAAACTGCTGGATTAACACTAATTGAACCAGATTTTGCCTTTGCTTCTAATACTGCAAACTCATCAATTAAGTTTCCTAATGCTTGTTTTAATACTGCCGCCGCTTTTGCATCGCTATAGAATGATTGCTCAACTAACTTACCAGCTTTTTCTGCTGCTAGCATTTCTGGAGTTAAATACTTCCATCCTTCTCCGCCCTTAAAGAATGCTCTAAGATGTGCTGCTCCCTTTAATAAATATCCAAAGAAGTTTGCAAGCACACCAGTTAACATAATGAAAGGACCAATGATTGCAGTTATTCCTCCAAGTAGGGCAAGCACTTGCTTGACAGGCTTTGGTAAGTTATTTGCAAACTGCACGACCTTATCAATTACTTGAATTAATACAGTATTAATTGTTAAAAATTGTTCTCCAACTTCAGCAAGGGAAGCCTTCAGGCTTTCTAATGCTCTACGGTATTTACCAGAAGCAGATTCGGTTACGGCTGATAATTCTCGATCAGCTACAGAAGCTAATTCAGAAGAAGATGCCTTCATTAGATCTAATACTTTAAGAGTCTGGCTTCCTTGACGACCTAGGTTTTCAAACAACGCATTAAGTCTTGAGAACTGGAACTTACCAAATAGTTGCTCGATTGCCTGTTGTTTCTGAAGTGGATCTAGACTATCTAGTGCACCCTGAAGCTCCATTAATGTTCCAGTTAAGTCTCCAGCATTATCATTAACTATGCTAAGAAGATTTATTCCTAAGTCTTGGAATTTTCCAACTGCAACATCTGTTGGGTTAATTAAAGAAGCTAATGCTGACTTTAAAGCGTTTGCACCTTCTGATGCATTAATTCCGCCTTCTCTCATAGCTGTCAAATATAAAGCTAGATCTTGAACACTTCCACCTAGTCCTTGAATTACTGGACCAGCTTTTGGAATTGCTTCTACTAAATCGTTTAGCGTTGTAGAAGTTTGGTTTTCAACTGCGTTCAGGAAGTTAATTGATTGTGACAATTCTTCTGTATTTTGTTTAAATGCTGATTGAATTGCAAGTGTTGCTTTCATTGCTTCCTGGCGATCTACTTCACCAAGCACTGCTAGTCTTGTTGTTTCCTGAATAGAACCTAACAGTTCATTACCAGTTTTACCAGTTGCTGCAATATCTGCTGCTAATCCAATTGTTTCTTTAAAGCTGACACCCATTGCTGCAGATATTTGTTTTGCAGTTTCAGAAACATCTTTACGAACCTTGCCAAGCTCTGCTGCAGAAGTTCCTGCAACATCGCCATAAACCTTTGTAAGACGAACTAATTCTTGATCTGCTTCTCTAAATGCTTTTGCTGCCTGAGCACCAAATGCTGCAAGTGGTACTGTGAGACCTACTGTTAATTGGCGACCTGCCCACTGAGTATTTTTACCCCAGTTAATAAGTTGTCCAGCGCCATCTTGAAGAACTTTATTCATAATCTGAAGTTCTTGTCTTGCAATTGCTGCCTTGTTCTTTACTTCATCTAGCCCTCTTGGAACGTGCACATTGAACTGCATAAGTCCTTGTGCATTCCTGCCTAGCGGTTGTAATATTGAATTTTGTAGGGCTACCTGTTGTTTTGCTAAATCACGAATAACACCACCAGATTGTTTAGCATGATCTCTGAAAGTATTAAAATATTGATTTAGCTTTAATTTTCCGCCGTCAAGATTTTTACCAAACTTTTCAACATCTGATTGTAGGCTGACGAAGTGTGTGGAAAACTGTCCTGTGCTTCTTAGTGTATCCGAAAACGATCTATTCATTACGGCAATTTGATTTGCCAACATCTTATTGGAGTTAGCTAATTGCTCTTGTAATTTTGATAGGCTGGCAGTAACCTTATGCACATCGGCAATAAGGGCTGAGAAGTCGGCGTTAGCGACTATGCGGGTACTGATCGTTTCGTCAGCCATTTATATCAAACTATTCCCTTGTGTATCCTAGTCCCGCTCCAATTCCAAATCCAGCTTGCGCTGCAAAATTTCCTTGTAACGAAACAACATCGTTGCTAGCTGCATCTATTCCTGCGGCTCGTAACTCTATATCTTGGAAACTAGGGCCTCCCTTTTTATCATCTTGGTATTCACCTATATCTACTCCCTTTAAAGAAGCTGCAAATTTTTTATCTTCGTGCTCTTTTCTCTTTAAAGACTTCAATGTATTTATAAGCTCTGGCATTGATAAGCTTTCTTCTAGTTCTTGGTAATTTTTCCAATGTCCTAAAAGAAAAACTTCTCCCTCTAAAGCGGCTAAATCTAGTTCTGACCAGCCAGAACCGCTGCCGCTAGTAGGTTTGGGTCGTCAAGTTTGATTCCTCCGCAAACTTCTAGAATGCGGTTCATTGTTGGAACATCTAAAGCATCTTCAAATGCTTCTCTGTTTGCTACCAATTCTGGTAGTTGTTTTTCAAGTGCAATTGCACAAGCATCAATCAGAATGTTTAGGGTGTCATCTTCTGTTTGGGACTCTGCTGTCTTTTTAATCGCTATCATGAACTTACGCAGTTCTGCTATTGATAGTGGCTTGAGCTTTACATTTTGCCCATTTTGTAGCTGTACTTCTTCTACGTCGTATACTGTTGTTGCCAATTTAATCCTCCTAGGATCTAGTCTAAATCATTATACTAAAAATTATATACTAATACAACCACAAAAGCCCCCAATTTCTTGGGGGCCCCTGTAGAATAATTAATTAATTATTAAGCCAATACACGGTCAATAATCTTGCCGTACTCTTGTCCTTCGTAGCCGCTCATAGCGGTTGGAAGAAGACGGAATGTTACTGGGAATGTAGTTGGAGTAGATCTTGCCAATGTGAAAGCTGATTGCTGCACTGACAAAACACGACGTGCATAATATACACGCTCCGTTGACTTATTGTTTGATCCATCTGTTGTTGATGGAGCATTTCCAACTGCAATTAGCTGACGCTCTGTAGGTGCGATACCTAGAGCTCCTGCTGCTAGACCAAGTGTCTTCTTTGTATTTGCTGTTCCTGCTGCAAATCCTGTGTCTTCAATAATTGTGTTTGTGTTAGAAATTGTGTTTGATGTTGGATCATCTGACTGTCCAAATACAACTAGAACGTTCTCTAGAGTACCTTCTGACATTTCTGTTGCGATCATAACCTCCATCGCAGACTTGAACAGCTTAGCTGTATCAAGCAACTGGTCGACGGTTACTGAATCGTATGTTGGATTGTAAGTGATCTGAAGACCATTATTTGTAAATCCTACGTTGCGATACGCAAATGTTGAACCTGGGGTAATAGCATTAAGAGTCTTTGTATAGGATTCTCCTGATACGTATGCTCCTGCTGCTGTTGTTCCTGGCTCTGCATTTTCTATGTATGATGTTCCTGCTGTTACGTCAATATTCGAAATGAATAGTGGTGACGCACCAACGAGAATATTTTTAGCATTACCTGCGTTTTGTGCCATATTGTGTTTCCACCTCCTGGAATTCTTTGGTTATTAAATTGTAAAATCAAATTTTAAATCTGGCTGGCTAGGCCTCTTCCCTCTTGGTATAATTCTATGCCATTCTAGGTAAAAAGGCAAACCTTAAAGGAATCTTCCCTGGCCGTCTGTAATTCTTGAATATTTAATTTCTAATATGACCTCAGCAGAGAAAAATCCTTGAATCTCTTCTGATGGGGCTGTAGGGGAGATATCTGCTACCCAGACAGTATGGAACTTGAACTTATCTGATAGATCTGCCCATTTATTTATATCTCTAGCGGACTCATCCATTCTTCTAAACTCATCTGTCATATAGTTTCTGATTTCATTTATATCAGATACTGAGGTCGAGTATATAGTAAATAGAATTTGCTCACAGCATATTAACCAGTTATCCTCATAGGACATACCTATCTTGTCATAGACTATGTGCTTCTTGCCGCTCAAAAACTGGTTCATCTCTGCAGATTGTTGAACTGGGATAATTGGAACGATATTCTCATTTAGATTATCACTCCAGTAGTCGTCCTGGTCAAATATGTTTCTTGTATGCAATTCTTTCCATAGATATTTTCTAAGTTCAATCATTGCGTCTAGCTTATAATTAGCTGTCACATTACACCTCCAAATGCCAAGGATAGAGCAGAGTCTGCCTGAGATTTAATAGTATTTGGAGAGAATGAATACTGAACCTTCTTTATATCAGAAGGAACGCTAAGAGCTTTAGTCATGCTTGAATTAAATATCTTTTGGAACCCAGACTTTTTAATTGATTCATTTACAAGTCTACCGCTAAAAAATCTTGAATGCGCTAACGAAAATTGATTACGTGCTGCAGACCCACCAGGTCTCTTTACTGTAACTGATGCGCCTTTAGGCATAAATACAGTTTCTCCGTTATATTCAAACACTAGTCTTTCTGCATTCTTTGGTCTAATAACTAATGGTAATCCAGCTTCCATTACTGCTGCCTTGTTTGCGAACATGTGTCTACGCTTTCCCTTTGGAGCAGGAACCATAGATCTTGATGGAAGGAATTCATAGTTAACTCTAAATGATAATCCTTGCTCTGAAATCTTATTTAACTTAAAAAGCCTATCAGACTTAGACCCAGTCCTCTTCCACTCATAAACATGGTGCAAAGACTTTGGTCTTGTTCTTGCCAGTGCGTCTATATATGCACCGAAATCCTGATCTATCTGCTGGAATATTAACGATGTAAATGCATTTTGAAATTTCTTGTTAGTTGTAAGCTTAGAGATTACAGATGCCTCATAGTATACGTATGCTGATATTTGAGCTACGGTACTATCTTTCAGCGGGCCGTTTTGATTAGAATACATCATTCTCTCAAGACCGCTGGCTGTTTGAACTAGAAGTGCACTATTGTCCAATTTGCTGGTTCTCCGATCTCTTCATAGATGAGTTATAAGCAATCACACGGCTAAAAGGATCAGTTACTGGCGTTGTTCCTATTACTTCAAATACGGTTGGGCTTTCGTTTGGATAATTTATTTCTTGCCAAATTACGTTGTCATCTACATCTCTTATATTAGTTACCTTTTCTCTGGCAGTTAATTTTTCAGATGTACGAACTTGAATGATTTGGTCGTTTATATATTTGTTAGAAAAAACTTGTTTATCGCTAGATCTAGTTGTAGCAGAGTTGCTAATAACTCCCTTTGCATGGCACGGAATGGTCTTATAGTAAGTCCATTCTCTGATTATGGCACCAGTGTCTGGATCTTGACCTTCAAACTGTCTGTAAACATCTAACTTCATAGACAATACTGAGTCAACGATATCATTCATTATATGATCTCTACCTTAGTGCCCAATACATAGTCGGCAAGTAGTTTGTCTGCATATGAGTTTCCAGTACCAGAATACGCCTCTCCGTTGTATTCGAAATCCCAGTCGAATGTTGAAATCTTCTTTATATACTTAGTTCTCCATAGCAGATCCTTCGCAAAGAAGTCCTTCATAAGTTCTATAGCTGCTAGCTCAACATTATCTGGAACCTTTTCCCATCCAAATCTTCCTTGAATTCTGTATGGGGTGTTTGATTGAAATACTCCATTAACATCATATATAGATGGAGGAATCATCCCATTTGCGGTATAGACAGTATTATCTAAAGCAGTTGCACGATTAATTCTTATTCCATAACCGCTTTCGCTGATGATTACGTCGTAGTTCCAATTATCTATTTCGTCTATAGTATTTAATAGCAATGTATCATTCATATACAATTCGTGTAGCTGATATATCTTTTCTGGCAATGGCAATATGTCTGAGCCATACCCATACACTACATAAACGTCATCGTGAAGATAAAACTTTTGCTGGGTATAGTCTTCAATTTGTTTTCTAGCATATTTCTCTGCACGTACTAATTCTTGATATGACTTATATCCTGGATCTGAAGAATCCATGCTAAAGCCCATGTCCTGAATATGATTAAAGTTTACGTATGGAGTAACTACAAATACATCATCTGACTTTGTTACCGCCGTCCCATTTACATAATACTCCCACTGCAGTCTCAGAGTCTTATTTCTTTGAGTCTGTGCATATGGAATATTTACAATATATGAACCAGGATTTACTTCGTCTGCTACAGAAGAAAGAACCGCTACAAGCTGTCCTGGATTTATTGGAGGGGTTATGGCTGGATCATCTGTAACGTCAAATAACTTTACGGATGGTGCTGAATCTGCAACTGCAACCTCACCATTCCAAAAAACTTGGTGCTTTATTGGTGACTGACTGTTTATAAATATCTCTGCCATTTTATAGGCTTAGACTAGTTGTAGTACTCCTGGACTTCCTTTGGAGTTGCTAATCTAAAGCCCTCCTCCTTATCAAAAATTTCTTGAGCTCTATCTTTATTCATTGCTACGAATGGGTGTTCCTTTGTGAAAGTAAACCCTGCAATATCATATCTAAAATTAGCTCTGGTCATTCTAACTAATACTGTGTTCTCTGGCTGGTCCGCCTTTGGATCGAATTTTGGCAATACTTCTACTGACATATCTTCTGACTCTTCTTCCATCTTTTCAATGGTCTTGTTATATACAGACCAAGTTACGCCTTCTTCTGCGAGGGCCGCAATAACGTCGGCTTTATTTTTTAAGCCATCTGTATCAACTGCAAAATCTTCTGCAATCTTTTTTAGTTCTGAAACCTTCAATGTCTCAAATGACATGTAAATCTCCTATTTCTACTCTAAACAATTATAGCATTACTAAATTAAAATGAAAAGCCCCCAAAATTTAATTTGGGGGCCTTTCTAGAGATCTAAATCCTAATAATTAGGAAGCGACCTTAACGTTCTTTACAACGACCCAAGCGTCTGCTTGCTCGATCTGGACGCCAACACGAGTATACATTGTGTACTCAATTGAGTCCTTACGTGGCCAGAAGAAACGGTAAACAGTTACATCACGCTTGATACCAATAACTACGTTATTTGGGAATGTCAAGTGGATATCTCCGTGGTTACCAGTCTCACCTGTGTAATCGCCATCCTGTGCTTCAGGAAGTAGTGGAACTTCAACAATCGGAATACCGAATGCGAATGGTGCCACATACCCTGCTGGACCGCCTAGAGGCTGTACGCCTTGTCCACGGATTACGCTTGATGCGATATCCTGTGGGTTAGATGATCCGTCTGAACCAAGAACTGATGTTGAGTACAAGTAATCCTGAATCAGGTTTGATCCTGCTAGGAATCGTAGATCTGCTCTACGTTGCTTGTACTTACGTGGAAGTGCCTTAAGTGCTGAATTGAATACTGCACGAGAAACTCCTGCGCCATTAGCATCGACAACGTGACCGTTAGCCTTTGCCTTCTTTACAACACCATCAAATGCCTTGTATAGGTTATCACCTGTTAGTGCTGTATTTCCATTAAGAACAACATCTTCAATGTCGTTACCTGCTTGTGTTGCCATCATTCTGGCAATATGATCTTCGAGATCAGCACCCTCAATATTGTCTTCTAGAGACTCTGTTGATAGTTCCCAATCTAGACGAAGCTTCTTTGTTGAAAGAGAAATCTTTGAGAAAGTAACAGCTGCATTTGATGCATTGTTATCTCCTTCAGTAGCGAGCTTCATAAGCTTCTCGCCAACTGACATACGATCAATCTCTGTAGTATCGGCTCTCATTCGGACGGTACGTGCAACTTTACCAATTACGGTAGCATCGAACATGTAGTCCAGGAATCGAGCTGATTGTTCTGGGTTTAGGAGACCGCCATTGCCAGCTTCACGTCCTACGTGTACACCAGTTGTTGTTGTACCGAGAGATGCGAAAGTAGCTGTAGCAGTTGTACCTGCTGCGATATCCTTTAATAGTTCATTACTCATTTTATATTTTCACCTACCTTTTTTAGTTAAAAATTTCATTTACGGAACCGAGGAAAGAACCGTTCCACTTTGATTTTTTGATTGTTACTTCCTGTGACCCGCCAAGGTCAGAGGACTTCTTAATTGCAGTCTCTGATTCTACTGCATCGACACGCTTTTCTACGCCATCAATCGTGTTCTTGATATTTTCTACAGCCTTTGAAAGGGCTGCATGCTGTTCTGCCAACTCTGAAATTCGACTATCAACGCTCTTGCTGAAAGTTTCAACTGTATCTTTGATAGTTGTAACTTGTGCTGCATTTGCTTCTGAAGCTTTATTCAATGTCTCTGAGAAAAATCCCTTAAGATCGCCAAGCATCTTTGCAAAATCAGGTTCATCAACCATAACTTCTGATACGTCGGCTGCTTTTTCTAGAGTTTCGGCAGAAGCGTCTGCTACTGCATCTGCAGGAGCTTCTTCAACAGCTGGTGCTTCCTCTACGGGAGCATCTACTGCTGTGTCTTCTACGGTTGCTTCTGGTGCTACTGCATCTTCTGCAACTACGTTTTCTGTATTATCTGACACTTCTTTACCTCCTTCTATGTCTGCCTGTTTTGCAATTTGTGTTTCAGGCGTCGA